TGTGCCTTATAAAAAGAATCTGCATAAAGCTTGTCAGTACAAACTTTATGCTGAAATATAGTTTTTAAGGGACGACTAAGTAAGGTGTACAACACTATGTTTATATATAAAAGAGAAGTTCCTGTAAAGGGAGCTTCTCTTTTTTATTTTCAAAAAAAAGTAATATTCAAATTTATACAACTATCTTTGTTCAAAACAAGTATTATTTGTGGCTATGTTAATCTTTCTTCTAAAAGAACAACGTTTTCTACATGTGGTGTATGAGGAAACATATCTACAGGTTGTACAGCAATAATCTTATAGCTTGTATTAAGTAATGATAAGTCTCGTGCTTGTGTAGCGGGGTTACAACTCACATAAACAATGCGTTTGGGTCGTGCTTGTAATATCACATTGATAACATCGGGATGCATACCTGCACGTGGAGGATCGGTAATAATAACATCTGGACGACCGTGTTCTTTTACAAATCTATCAGTAAGAATGTTTTTCATATCTCCAGCATAGAATAAAGTGTTTTCAATATTGTTGATTTTTGAATTTACTTTAGCGTCTTCTATCGCTTCAGGAACATACTCGATGCCTATTACTTTCTTAGCTTTTTTTGCAATAAAGTTGGCTATAGTTCCTGTTCCTGTATATAAGTCATATACTAACTCTTTGCCAGTTAGATTAGCAAAACGGCGAGTTACATCATAAAGATGGTAAGCTTGTTCTGTGTTGGTTTGATAGAAACTTTTAGGCCCAACTTTAAAATTAAGCTCTTCCATTGTTTCAAAGATATGGTCTTTCCCTTTGTATAAAATAAGATCAAGGTCGTTGAAAGTGTCATTACCTTTTTGGTTGTTAACATATAGCAATGAGCTAATTTGTGGAAAATTGTTGGCAATGTGTTTCATTAATCCTAAAGAACGTTCTTCATCATTATCATTATCGTAATGAAACTGTATTAATACCATCCATTCGCCTGTGTTAGAATTGCGTATCATGATACTGCGTAATAGCCCATGTTGCTCACGTGTGTCATAAAAGGTAAATTTGTTTTTTAGAGCATAGTTGTAAATGGAGTTTCTAATGTCATTTTGAAGATTATCCATCAACCAGCATTTTTTTATAGGGTATATCTTGTCGAAAGCACCTGTAATATGAAAACCAATAGCACCTTCTGTTAATCCTATTCCGTTTGGTATGTCTTTTAGTTCTTCGGTAGTGTACCATCGTTTATTAGCACAACCGAATTCTAATTTGTTGCGGTAATTTTCAGTGTGAATAGATCCCATTATAGGATTTATTTCAGGAAGAGAAACTTTGCCTATGCGTGTCAATTGATCAAAAACCTGTTGCTCTTTTGCTTTTAGTTGCTCTTTATAAGGAAGGTTTTGCCACTTGCATCCTCCACAAACACCAAAATGATTACATAGTGGATCTATACGTACATCGCTTTTTTTTATGAATTTTGTTACTGTAGCCTCATAGTATTTGTGGCGTTTTTTATATACTTGTAGGTTCACAATATCACCCGGTACTACAAATGGAACAAACACTACCATATCTTTAACGTGTGCTATACATTTCCCTTCAGCAGCTACAGCTTCTATAGTTACATTTTCTAACAAAGGTAGAGGTTTTCTCTTTCTGGTCATATTCTCTTGTTCTTATTTTTTTGCAAAGGTACAGTTTTTTCTGTTTATTTTCCCACTTCTGTTGTTTTACAAACTTACTGTGTACGAAAACATGTATAAAATGCTATTTGAACATTACAAAAGTTGAGTGAAAACTTGCACATATTTTTCACATTGTGTATATTTGCACTAAATAATGACTAAAATAAACAAATATATAAAAACAATTAATTATGAGCGAAAAAAGAGTTTATACCTTCGGCAATGGTAAAGCTGAAGGTAAGGCGGATATGAGAAATCTTCTTGGAGGTAAAGGTGCTAACCTTGCAGAGATGAATCTTATCGGCGTTCCTGTACCCCCGGGTTTCACTATTACTACTGATGTATGTAATGAATATTATGAAGTAGGTAAAGAGCAAGTGGTTCTTTTGCTAAAAAAAGAAGTAGAAGATAGTGTAAAGCATATCGAAACCTTGATGAACTCGAAGTTTGGAGACCCAACTAATCCTTTATTAGTTAGTGTGCGCTCTGGAGCTCGTGCTTCGATGCCTGGCATGATGGATACTATATTAAATCTTGGGTTGAATGACACAGTAGTTGTAGGATTAGCAGAAAAAACAGGCAATGAACGTTTTGCTTTTGATAGTTATCGTCGTTTTGTGCAAATGTATGGTGACGTTGTTTTAGGAATGAAGCCAGAAAACAAGGAAGATATAGACCCATTTGAAGCAATTATTCAGGATGTAAAGGCAAAACGTGGTATAAAGCTCGATAACGAGATGAATGTAGAAGAGCTAAAATTGCTTGTAAAACTTTTTAAAGAAGCTATAAAGAAGCAGACTGGAAAAGATTTCCCTACTGATCCTATGGAGCAGCTTTGGGGTGCTATCTGTTCTGTATTTGATTCTTGGATGAACGATCGTGCCATTCTCTATCGTAAGATGGAAGGTATTCCTCAGGAATGGGGAACAGCTGTTAATGTTCAGGCTATGGTTTTTGGTAATATGGGAGACACTTCTGCTACTGGCGTATGCTTCTCTCGTGATGCAGGCAGTGGTGAAAATATTTTTAATGGTGAGTATCTTGTTAATGCACAAGGTGAGGACGTAGTGGCAGGTATTCGTACTCCGCAGCAAATTACAAAGGAAGGATCTTTGCGTTGGGCTAAGCAACAAGATATTGATGAAGAGGTTCGTTTTACAAAATATCCTTCTATGGAAGAATGTATGCCTGAAGTGTTTGAGCAGCTAAATGCTATCCAAGATAAGTTAGAAAAGCATTATCATGATATGCAGGATATGGAATTTACAGTGCAAGATGGTAAGTTGTGGTTTCTTCAAACACGTAATGGTAAGCGTACAGGTACAGCCATGGTGAAGATAGCTATGGACTTATTGCATGAAGGTGAGATAGACGAAAAGACAGCATTGAAACGTTGTGAGGCTAATAAGCTTGATGAGCTTCTTCATCCTGTTTTTGATAAAGAAGCATTAACACAAGCAAAAGTGTTAACTCGCGGTTTGCCAGCATCTCCTGGAGCAGCATGTGGGCAGATAGTGTTCTTTGCCGATGATGCTACTAGGTGGCATGATGATGGTCATCAGGTTATTATGGTACGTATAGAGACCTCACCTGAAGATTTAGCAGGTATGTCGGCCGCCGAAGGTATTTTGACTGCTCGTGGAGGTATGACTTCACATGCAGCTGTTGTTGCTCGTGGCATGGGTAAGTGTTGTGTTAGTGGAGCAGGTGCTATTATTATAGACTATAAGAAACGTACTATAGACATTGACGGAACAGTTTTGCGTGAAGGGGACTATATTTCTTTGAATGGTTCTACAGGTGAAGTTTATTTTGGAGAGGTAAAAACAAAACCTGCTGAGGTAACAGGCGATTTTGCAGAACTAATGGATCTTTGTAGTAAGTATACTAAGCTTGTTGTTCGTACTAATGCAGATACGCCACATGATGCTGAGGTAGCAAGTAATTTCGGAGCAGTGGGAATAGGTCTTTGCAGAACAGAACATATGTTCTTTGAGAACGAGAAGATAAAAGCAATGCGAGAGATGATACTTGCTAATAGTACAGAGGAACGTGAAAGAGCATTAGATAAGTTGTTGCCTTATCAAAAGCAAGACTTTTACGGCATATTGAAATGTATGGATGGTATGCCTGTAAATATTCGTCTTTTAGATCCACCTTTGCATGAGTTTGTTCCTCATACTTTAGAAGGGCAGCAGGCTATGGCTGATGAGATGGGTGTTAGTGTTAAGTTTATTCAGGATCGTGTGAATTCTCTTTCAGAAGCTAATCCTATGCTTGGTCTTCGCGGTTGTCGTTTAGGTAATACTTTCCCTGAGATTACTGCTATGCAGACAAAGGCTATACTTGGAGCTGCTATACAACTAAAAAAAGAAGGCTTTAACCCTATGCCTGAGATAATGGTGCCACTTGTAGGTATTGTTAATGAGCTTGATATTCAGGAGGCTATTATTCGAAAAACAGCTAAGAAATTATTTGAGAAAGAAGGTTTGGAGATAGAGTTTAAAGTAGGTACAATGATAGAGATACCTCGTGCAGCTCTTACTGCTGACCTTATTGCTAAAAAAGCACAATATTTTAGTTTTGGAACCAATGACCTTACACAGATGACCTTTGGTTATAGTCGTGATGATATAGCAAGTTTCTTACCAAGTTATTTGGAAAAGAAAATACTTGATGTAGACCCATTCCAAGTATTAGATCAAGATGGAGTAGGGCAGCTTATTAAAATAGCAGTTAATAAAGGTAGGGCTACTCGTAAAAATCTTAAGTGTGGTATTTGTGGAGAGCATGGAGGTGAGCCTTCTTCAGTTAAGTTTTGCCATCATGTAGGTTTAAATTATGTTAGTTGTTCTCCTTTCCGTGTGCCTATAGCAAGGTTAGCCGCGGCGCAAGCTGCTGTGGAAGAATGTTAGAAAACTCCTAAATATCAATTGTTTAGGCGGAGTACCACGTATTTACGGAGGTTTTCCGCCTAATTCTTTTCATAAAACAGCGTGCATCTATACACACTATTTGAGCAGAATAAATGTAAATGTTTACAGTAAGTTTACTATTTTGGAATACACTGTTTACAGCGTGTTTACAACTGCAATTCTGTAAGTTATAACAAGTTTAGGTATTTTTATTACAAACAATTGGAACACGGATGAATTATGGCAACACTGAAAATATGCGTAAGGAATAAACGTAGCGATGGTTTTTATCCTGTTTATATCAGGGTAACACATCATAGGGAACTCGCCTATATCAAAACTGAAAAGATGGTAAACGATAAGGGCATCACGAAAACCAAAGAAGTTAAAGACCCCTATGTGGTTGGTCTGCTTTCTCCTGTTATCATTGACTACATGGAGCGTCTCAACAAAAAGGACATTAGGAACTGGAACGCAAAAGAAGTGTCTGACTTTCTTGTGAGTGGCGATGATGATATAGATTTTTCGGAATATGCCAGAAAGCACATTGACCGAATGATTGACCGAGGGCAGCAGCGCAACGCTCGCAACTATGAACTTGCCTTACAGCACCTCGAACGATTTGCAGGGACAACATGTGTAAAGTTCTCGCATCTAACTTCGATATTTGTAAACAGATGGATTAAAAGCCTTGAAACAACAAAGCGTGCCAAAGAAATGTACCCTATTTGTATTAGGCAGATATTCAAAGCTGCACAGGTAGAGTTCAACGATTACGACAACGGCATCATCAAGATAAAGACAAATCCGTGGGTGAAGGTGGAAATTCCAAAAGCTGATAAGCCCGAAAAACTAGCTATTACTCCTGAAGCATGCAGGGAGTTCTTTTTCTTTCCACTTCCTGAAAGTAAGATGGCGCACCCTACCACAGAGATAGGCAGAGATGTGGCAATGATGGTTCTTTGTCTTGCAGGTATCAACACGGTTGATTTGTTTCAGCTGAAGAAAACGGACTATTACGATGGCATTATCCATTACCAACGAGCCAAGACAAAGAAGTTTCGTGCCGATGGCGCATATATGGAAATGCGTGTCCCTCCTATCTTGCTTCCTTTGTTCGACAAATACAAGAATACCGATGAGGCTGACGTGCATCTATTCAACTTTGCTAAACGCCATACAACTTTTGACAGCTTCAGTGCCAACGTAAACATAGGTATTCGGCATCTATGTGAGGCTATGGGCATAGATAAGCAGCACGATTATTCTGTTTACACTTTCAGACACACATGGGGAACAGTTGCGCAAAACGATTGCAAGGCTACTATTGGCGAGGTGGCATTTGCTATGAACCATAGCAGCGGACACAAGGTAACACGAGGCTATATCAAGATAGACTTCTCTCCAGCATGGGAACTCAACGAGAAAGTAATTGATTTTATTTTCTTTTCAGATAAACCATCACAGCGAGAACAAAAGCCGAAAGAAGAACGTTTCAAACTCTCATTCCGTTATCAAGTTCACGGCACAGCATTCTTCCAAGGGGGCAAGGTAGCAGAACTGACAGACGTTGGCTTTAACAATGTTGATGAAGTTATCGAGAAGCTGGCATCGCTACTACCTGACGATATTCCAACTCGCTCAATGGTTTTATTCAAAATTGAAAACCACGACAAAAAACAAACAGCAGTTTACGAGCGAATGAAAGGCAAAGGCTTTTAATCTTTCAAACCTACAAATGAGCTTTCTTTTGTAGGTTTTTCTTTTTATATTCATTAACAAATAAAAGAATAGCTCTCGCGTACGCACGTGCGCGCGTTGATGTAGATATATTTTATTTACTTTACTTTACTTTATGCACTTTTTGGTAAGAAATGCACTCTTAAACTGCATTTCTTCGGAAGAAAGTACACTTAAACTGCATTTCTTCGGAAGAAAGTACACTTAAACTGCATTTCTTCGGAAGAAAGTACACTTAAACTGCATTTCTTCGGAAGAAATAAATTAACTTTTATTCACTTTGTGTTTTCCCCTATCAGAGACAAAAAAGGAGCATCCTCACGGACACTCCTTACTCACTTTTATAACAAACAGTTCGTTAAAAATGGACTAACAACAAATATCTACAGTAGATGTTTGTAGAAATCACTTGCCACCAGACAATGCGATGAGCCTGTCTTCAATGGTCTTCTTAGTTTCTGTTGCAACATCAAGTGTAGTAGATTGTAATTTCGGTGCTACATAACTTGTAAACTTCTCCATTGCTTGAACTCTATCCTTTGGCTCTAAGTCTCTTAAATCTTTCTTGAATTGCTCTGAACTATAGTAATCGTCTGTAATTTTGGCAAGCATATTCCTAACTTTTGAAGAAACTTTGTTAGGAGTACCTGCAACACGCCCACCAGTCTTAGGTATTCCTGCTGGTCGTCCTACTTTTCTTTTCTCTGTACTCATATCTTTGTCATGATTAAAAGTTAAACCTGTGGTGCAAAGATAATTACTTATTTTCGCACCGTATAGTATAACTTTTAATAAGCATTATAATTATGGGAATGATAGGAGCAGCAGTTGGAGCAGCAGGTAGCATATTTGGTGGTATCTCAGCTACAATGGCTATGAATAAGATGAAAGCCAATGTAGAGGCGCAGAAAAGAGAAAATCAAGATTGGTACGATAGGCGATATAATGAGGACTCAACACAGCGTGCTGATGCGCAGAAGATTCTTACAATGACTCAGGAGAGTATCAAGAAAAATAATAAGGCAGCAGCAGCATCGCAAGCGGTAATGGGTGGAACTGACGAGAGTACGGCAGCTGCCAAAGAAGCCAACAATAAGGCTCTTGCTGAAGCTACTTCAACTATAGCCGTTAATGGAGATAAGCGCAAAGATGCTATCGAAGGACAGTATAGAGAGCGTGATGCAGCACTAAACCAAGAGTTGAACCAAATAGAAAAAGATAAAGCAGCAGCAATTGGGCAAGCAGTACAAGGCGTAAGTAGTGCAGCAAGTTCACTTCCTTTCTAAAATTTAGAGTATGAGTAGTGCATTAGATGATATATTAGGCAATAAGCCTACACCGTTACCACAACAGCAGCCTCAGCCGACACAGCAGCCGACAGGGGCTAAACCGTTGGTGGATTGGAATAAGGCAGGTGCTGAATACGAGTCTTCAAAGCCTAAATTCACACCTGACATCTTACAACAGCAGGAAAAGGAGAAAGCAGAGGCTAACAAAATAGTTCCACCGCTTGCCCCTCCTGTAGAACATGGTAATACAGGAGAACAAATGTCCCTACCAGCCGACAAAAAAAAGAGATTGTCGTATGTAGAAATGTATAAGAAGCTCAACCCTTATCAACCCCCAACGCAAGAAGAACTCGAAAAGGAACGTAAGAAAGAGAAACGTGAGAAGATGTTTGCAGCTATTGGTGATACTATCTCTGCTTTGTCAAACCTATACTTTACCACACAGTATGCTCCGAATATGTACAAGCATGAAAACTCACAATCGGATAAGGTCAAAAGCAAATGGGATAAATTGAGGGAAGATAGAGATGCACAAATGAATGCTTACATTAAAAATCTCATGGCTGCACAGCAAGCTGATGACGAGAATGCAGAAAATGAAAGGAAGTGGCAGCGCCAGTTAGATATTGACGCTTACAACCAAAAAAAAGATGCCGATGAGTTCCAGTACAAGAAAGACCGTGATAATATTAAAGATGAACAGTGGCAGAAGAGTTACGACCAAAAGGCAGAACAATTTGAAAAAATTACAGGAATTAAGAAAGATGCTCAAAAGGAAACAGAACGCTCTCACAGAGCCAACGAGGGTTTGAAAGGCGCACAAATCAAAGAAGCAAAGAGACATAATAGCGTAACAGAGGCACAAGGGGCTGAACGTATCGCTATTTCTCGTGCTAAAGGTTCTGGAAGTGTTTCTTCGTCAGGTAGCGGGAAAGGTGCTAAAGGTAGCAAGCAAGAGACAATTAGGTTACACGATGGAAGTGTACACACCTATTCTCCAGATAAAAAAGGCGCACTTACTTCACTTGCACCGTCAATGGCAAAGAAAGCAAAGGCGGCAGCGGAGCGTTATCGTAAGGCTGGAGATAGAAGGAGTTATTCGCACTATATACAAATTGCTAATGCGCTTGAAAAGGCAAATAGCAAAGACGCTATTGCTGCAATTGTAGTCTCAAATGTAGGCGACTTCCCGACAATGGACGGTGATGTACGCAGAGTGATAGGCGCAACAGGTAGCTTTAATGTAAGTAATTATCGTAGAAAGGGGAACTCAAAATCAAGTAAATCAACAAGTAAACCTCCATTAAACTAATAGATTATGCCAAATAAGATTACATACACGATTACAACATCCGATGGTAAGCAACATCAGGTATCAAAAGAGAATATGGATAAGTACGGCATTCAGTCGTATGCAGATGCCTATAAAGGTGCAACCATTCGTATGCGTGATAGCAAAAAGGGAGATTACGACATACCATTGTCGCATTATAATGATGCTAAGGCGCAAGGGTTGCATGCTTTTTCATTAGAGCATCTTCCTCCTGCACCTGCTAAACAACAGCCACGCCAAGTAGCACCACCTAAGCCACATACTACATCTGTTGTAAGCCAACCTACACGACATGCAAGCAAGCCTACCACTGGTGGTAAACCAATGACCGCAGCAGAAAAGGCACAAGCAATGAAATTCGTAGCAGGTATTCAGCAAGGAGTTCAGCGCAGTAAACAGCAGTTCGACACAACCATGCAGCGTGCTAAGGCGCAACAGAAGAACCCATTAAACGTACAACGTGTTACTTTGGGCATAGGTGGAACGAAGCCTACAATGACTGCAAACAAGCGTGTAGTGCAGGGAGAGAGTAAGCTAAACGTACGAACAGGAAAGTTAGAACCTACCTACATTACCGAGGCTGGTAATGTTTATCAGGGCGACCGCACACAGGCTGATGCTGAACAAAATCAGATTGATGACGCTAAAGAAGCACAACTACACCCAATCGACCACGAATTAAAGGAGGCATACGCTGAAAGAGAACGTTTAGCACGTGAACTGGGTAGAAGAGGAACAGAACTTGATGCAGAAGCACTTAAACCAAGCTGGCGTGATATACCACATGGTAGTGGCGGTGCAATTCATACTTTCAACTCAGCAACAAGTAATGGACGTTTGGCAGACAATGAATGGAAAGCCTTATTAGCAGCAAAAAATCAGAACCAACAGCGTATTGTTGCACTCGAAGCTGAACGTGATAAGGCTGAGGCTGGTTTTTGGCGTGGTGTAACAGATACTTTCAAGAACCCATCTTTTTGGACGTTTGGTTATACTGATATGTTTGATACTTCTACTATGCTCAACTATGGTGGCAAGAAGACACAGCGACAGAAAGATGCCGACCAAGCGATGATTGAGAATACTTACAAGAACCAAGAGGCGCAAAGTAAGTATGGGGGCAATCGTGGCTTCATGTATCGTGCAGGTGGAATTACCGCACAAGCTATTCCGTTTATGATAGAGTTTGCTGCAACAGACGGTCTTTCAGGATTGACACAAGCAGGAACTAAGGCTGGAGCAAAGATAGCCGAAAAGGTAGCTACTAAGGCATTGACAAAGAAGTTAATCAAATATACTGGTACTACCCTCGGAGACATTGCAGCAGGTGTTGTTATGGCTAATACTACTGGTGCAGCACGTACTGCATCGGATATTGGACAAAGACATCTCGGACATGTAGAACAGGACGAGCATGGCAATTACCATTTTGCTGGTGGCGAAGACTGGGGTACAGCTATTCGTAAAGGAGAGATAGCACAGGGACTTGAATACTATACAGAAAAGCTCGGTGTACACCTTGAAGGCTTACCCATTGGTAAAACTATTGCAAAAGGTCTTGACAAAATCGGTCTTAGTAAGGTTACAGCAGCGTTAAATCGTGCTGGTACTTCGCAGTACGCCCAATTGGGAACCAAAATAATGAACCGTGTAGGAGTTAATGGATATATCAATGAGGTTGCAGAGGAAGAGGCAAACATCGTCCTCAACTCCATGCTTGTTGGCGACAATAAGATGAGCGACTTGTTTGATGGTCGTACACAGGCAGACATTTGGGGTGGTATGTTATTCTCTGTTGGCGCAATGGAAGCAGCTCCGAAACTTGCTGGCGCAGTAGACTATTACAGAACTAAGAAAAGCGTTAAGAAAGCCGATACCGTTGCTGCTTACAGAATGACACAGGAGAAATGGCAACCTCTTAGAGACCAAATAGACAATGCTACCAACGAGGAAATGGCAGACGTTGTAAATGGTATCATTCAAAATCCCGACCTCCATAAGCAAGAGAAGAAAGCAGCGTTGAACTATGCAGGTAATCTTATTAAGTTCAGAGGCTTCAACACTGCCCAATCTGCAAAGGCTAAAGAGTTAGAAGAGTCTGGAGCAAAAGATGATGAGACTATCATTCATCAGTCTATGGATAATGCTTATATTCAGGGACACGAGGCAAGCGATGAACAGAAGAATGACATCAAGACACGCTATGAGTATGCTGAACAACAGTTAAGCGAAGCATTAGGCACAGAAGATGTCTCAGGTTATAGCGTTGATGACTTCCTTGACAATAAGGAGAGCCTCAACGATAAACAGAAGCAAGCTGCAATTGACTACCTAAACGCCAAATCTGCATACAATGGTATGATTAGTCAGGTAAAGGACAACATCGATGATGCTATTAAGGCAAGCGATGTGGCTATTGATAACCATACACACGAAGATGGCAATATCTATCCTGCCACTATGAAGGTGGATAACCGAAAGGTGTACGTTGTTGGTGGTCATGCACAGATGAATGATGACGGAACAGGCATTGACTACGCTAACTCAAGTGAAAGTATCATGGTACGTGATGCCGAAACTGGAAAAATAGAAATGGTTGCACCTTCTGCAATCTTATCTGTTGATGAGATTATTAACGCAGAAGAAGAGAAAGCTAATGCAGCGGAAAGCATACGTCAGACTTATGCACAGCAGGAAGCAAATAAGATTGACGGAACACTTGAGTTCAATGTTGGAGACACCTATTCAGTTATTGGAGAAGACAACTCGCAGCATACATTACAGGTAATAGGCGATGCAGTTGATGAAAAGACAGGTCAGCCAATACCAAATATGGTAATGGTAAGTGTAGACGGTTCACAGCAGCCTACAATGTTGCCTAAGGCGCAGGTGCAGGAGATGAGCGATAGCGATAATATGTTGCGTTTAAGTCAGTCGTTGAAACAGCGTGAGGAAGCAAAGGCAGCAGAAAGCAAGTCTTCCAACACGTACAGCCTCAACGATGAGGTAACTCTCACTAATGAAGAGGGAATGCCAGTACGTGGAAGCATAACGGCAGACCAAAACGAAGACGGAAAGTTTGAGGTTTACACAGAAGAGCCAATCAATGGCAAAAAGGTTAATCTGTTCAGCGCAGAAGAACTTGATACACTCAATCCAGATGTTCAGACAAAGGAGGAAACACCGCAGACGTCCAACAATGAATTTGAGGGCGAACCGGCACAAACCGAAAGTGTAGTAAATTTACCACAAAACGCTGAAACAATCAGTGAATCACGTGTAGAAAGTGCGGAAAATTCTCAGCAATCCCTATCAGCCTTTGAGCGTATTCCTAAGGACGAGCAAGGACAGCCTATATATGAACAGGCAGAACCTGAAACAGCATGGGATGCTATTGTAGAGCAGACTGGAGGCGATGAAGCAATGGCGCAGACAGTTGCCGATAATATGGTAGCCGACATGGAGGCTGCCGTTAAAAAGGCTGAGAAAATCAAAACAAAGGGTGGTACTACCATTGCAGAGAAAATTGCAGCGGAGAAAGAACGCAGTGCTGCCATAGAACAGGCGAAGCATACTCTTGCACATTGGAAAAAGATTGCATCAACCAATAGTATGCGTCAAGCTGCTATTCATGCAGAGGAGAACCGTAAAGCGGAAGAAGCTGCACGTCTTCGGAAGGAGCAGAAGGATAAGGAGCGTACAGAGCGTGAGGAAGCTGAGCGACAGAAGCGTGAAGCTTTGAACGGTGTTCCTGATTTTGTGGAAGACAAGGCAAGTGATGCACGTGCAAGAGGTTACAGACGTGTAAACGGTGATAAGGTGAACAGACAAGAGCCACTTGCAGCCGTACAAGGAAAAGATGTGCAGGTAAAGTTCGATGATAAGAATATTCCATCTGGGTATGTAGCACTTATTGACGCTGATGAATTACAGCCAAGCCATAAGAACGGGCAGCGTAATCCATTACACTTCATTGACGAGGCTCAGCCAAAGGAGCGTAAGGACGATGCAAGTAAGGAGGCAGCACGTAAGATTGCATCAAATATTCGTCCCGAGGAAATAACATCGTCTGTTACTGCATATACAGGTGCGCCAACGGTAAACAGCCGTGGCGAGGTTATTCAGGGTAATAACAGAAGTGATGCCTTAAAAGAGATGTGGGCAGCATACAAAGACCAGGGTGAGAAATATAAACAGTACTTAATAGACCATGCAGCAGAATTGGGACTTAATTCTGATAAGGTCAGAGCTATGGAGAAACCTATACTCGTTAATATGCTTGATGTGAACGATGATGATGCCATTGCACTGGGTCAATTCGTGGCAAGCGACACTGAAAGCGGAGGTGTAGAACGCATCAAGCCTAAGAATGTAGTGAAGAAGTTGGGCGATAAGATGAAGAATTTTGCAAGTCTTCTTTTACGTACTACAGATGAAGATATGTCTTTCTCTGAACTTATAGACCGCAATGGCGTTGATGTGCTAAAGTGGATGAATGCCAATGGCTCAATTACTCCCACACAGTATAAGAGTGCATTTGATAGCAAAGGTAATTTGACGGCAGAAGCCAAGAATGACCTTAAAGGCGTAATGTATCAGAGCATCTTCGAGGGTGGCAGTACGCAACTCGAAGAAATGTTCAATGCTTTACCAGTCAAGGCGCAAAAGGCTATCCTAGCAACTACTTATAGAGATTATGACAGTCCACAGAGTGAACGCATGGTAGAGGAAATTCAAAACTCTATCATGGCTTATTATGCCCTTTCGCATGATACTCAGTTTATGGCTGCAACCAATCACAAGGATGCTCGTATGGCTGTTGAGGCATGGCAGCGCCAGTATGCTATTGATGATAATACAGGCGAAAGCTATCTTCCAGCAGAGAAATATAGTAACTTTGCGCTGTTGCTTGCTACAATGTATAAGGGCGATAATCAGAGATTTATACAGGGTACGTTCAACAAGATGTACGACCTTATTCAAGGTACACAGGAAGAAACTTTGTTTGAGCAGCCAGACAATACACCACGTTCACTTGTTGAGGCTATCAAGGAAACATTAAACATAGATTACAATGGACAACAAAGAAACAATGTACTGGTTGGCGGTACTACAACAAGCCAACGAGGGGAACAAGGAAGCAATGGAAACTCTACAACAGGAGGACGAAGTGAGAGTAGCGATGGGACAGAAGCCAATCAAGGAGGAACTGAAGCAGAAAGCAGAGGAAACCGAGGACAAGGAAACTTGGAAAGCCTTGCAGAAAGGCAAGGTTATTTGGGAGATACCAAAGAAGTAAAAATTTCAGATGAAGTAGACGAAGATGGTTCTCCATTTGTAAAAACATCTACTGGTACAACCGTATTTGGTGAAATAAAAAAGGGATGTGGGCTTACACCTGCTCCTATAAAACTTAGTCTTGGCAATAGTAAGTATGGTCTAATTCATCTTGAAAAGAGACATGGAGACCAAATAAGAGGTGCAGGATTTGACACAGTTGAAGAATTTGTTGAGTTTGTATGTAAGAATTACAAGCAGATAAAACAAGGTGAAAACAGCTTAGGTGAGCAAAATGGGACTTATCTTATACAAATAGAAGACGAACATAACAATACCCTCTATATTGAATTATCAACAAATGGTAAGTATTGGGGTGTAAATAGTGGTGGCGTTTTTAGAAAAGGATACGGAAAAAATAAGAAAGAAGTATGGTCTGCGTCCGAGGTGCAGAGTAAGCAGTCGGTTGCTGATAGTACTTTGCGAGAAAAGGATAAAGCCGACACCCCTATTTCTCCTAACGGTAATGTACCCACTACTTCTGCGAGCAAAGATAAGCAATCTTCTGATACAAAGCAAGAAAAATCGGATGAAACTGCTAAAAAAGAAGCTGTCAGTGAAGATTTGTTTACAATGGCTGAACGTGTTGCAGCAGAAGATAAGGCAAAACGTACACGCAAAAAGGAGGAAGCAAAGGTTGATACCAATCCGACTGAAGCACAGAAAGAAGCTGGCAACTACAAGAAAGGTCATATCAAGGTAGATGGCTTCAATGTCACTATTGAACAGCCTAAGGGTAGTGTTCGTCGTGGTAAGGACGCAAATGGCAAGGAATGGGAAACCGAGATGCATAACACCTACGGATACATTCGAGGCACGGAAAGCGTTGATGGTGATCATATAGACATCTTCTTGTCAGATAACCCAACAGATGGTAACGTCTTTGTTGTAGACCAAGTAAACAAAGACGGTTCTTTCGATGAACATAAGGTAATGTACGGATTCTCTGATATGGAGAGCGCAAGGAAAGCATATCTTTCTAATTATGAAGAGGGATGGCAAGGTTTGGGCAATATCACAGAAGTTAGAAAGGATGAATTCAAGAAGTGGATTGATAGCAGTAAACGCAAGACAAAACCGTTTGCAGAATATTCTTCTGTCAAAACAGAGGGGGATGTTAATGTACAGCATCCTATTGAGAAGAAAGGTAACAAGCGTCTTGTGTCTAATGAACGCTACGAAGAATTAAAGAAGCGTATGCGTTCTAAGTTAGGTCAGCTTAATTTAGGTGTAGACCCTGAGATGTTGGCTATCGGTGCAGAAATGGCTGTGTATCATATAGAGAATGGCGCACGTGCTTTTGGAGCCTATGCAAAGGAAATGATTTCTGACCTTGGAGACGCAATTCGTCCATATCTCAAAGCGTTCTACAACGGTGCAAGAGATTTACCAGAGATGACAGAACTATCTAAGGAAATGACCTCTTATAGTGATGTTAGTGCCTTTGATGTAGCTACTATCGGTAATGATGGCGAAGAGGTAAAGCCTACTGTATTCGATACCGCAGAGCAGGTTAGTAATGAGGCTACTGTTGAGCATAACGCACAGGAGGAAGCCAAACAGACAACAGAGATTGGCGATGTTGATAACGATGTGTACTCTATCACTAAGCAGCACAACAACAAGAAAGATGTTGATATTTGGGTTGTACGTGGAAAAGAGCATGTAGACCGTAATGTTTTCATGGGACAGAAGAGAGAAGCTAAAGAGAATAATGGTTACTACTCTTCGTTCCGTGGGGTTAATGGTTTTGTTTTCACCACACCCGAAGAGGCACATTCTTTTGCGAAAAATGTATTCACTAATGAAAATAATAACCAAACATTAAACATAGAAAACAATGAAGAAAATGAGCAAAGAGCAGCAGATACAGAAATTATTGCAAGCCAAGCAGAGACTGTTGCAAGCGAAGCAAGAGTTGTTGCAAAAAGAGCAACAACTGGCACAGAAGTAAGAGAAGCTACGGAAAAAGTAGATGCCACACTTGAAAAAGTTAATAACCAGTTGGCACTTCTTGGCTACTATGAAGCTGATAAGGTAGAGAAAGATTTCAACGAAGCATATGGCTATATGCGTAATGCAGAGAAGAAAGCCGTTAAGGATGCTACCACTTTAGCAAAGCGCATAGCCGATGACCTTGGTGTAGACATGTATGAAGCAACCCACATGGCACCAAGCAAGAATGGTAAGCGTAAGAGTAAACCATTGGCTGTTGCAAACATTGCACCTATTGTTGGTGGTGAAATAACTATTCATCTACCATTGGAGGAGGGAAAGACATTAAGTATATACATTATTCTGCAATCTATTGGTTCAAGAGGTAGTTTAACTCAGGGTGATAATCTTGAAGTCAAGAACGTTATGTATCGTCTTGAAAATCCTACTGCGAGTAGACGAGGACTATATGAAATGAATAATTTTGTAGAGCCTGATATTACTTACAATGAGTTACTTGATGGTATAAGGCGAATAACAGACAGTACAGAAGTACGTGATAAGTCAAATAAAGCAATCATAGAAAAAGAGGAAAAAGTAAGTACAGAGAAAGAAAAGCCAATAAAAAAGAACAACTCAAAGAAAAAATCTGTATCTTTGAAGCGAGAGCCGACAGTCGGTGATTTGTTTGGCGATTTGTTTGATAACAATGATTTAGACAGCAAAGACAATGAAGATAACCAAAGAACTCGAAGAGAGAATAGAAAAAGCGATAATGGAGTTTCGCCACGAGAATCTTCTGGGCGCAGGACAGCTGAACCGGGACAACTGGACGCAAATCCTACAGAACGCAGGACTGAGCGACAAGGAGATAGCGGAGTACAGAGCGGAAATGCAGAAGTACTCAGCAGTACTGGACGACCCACTGGACGCTTATCGAGATTAAACGTTTCTAATAATCATGCTGAGCGTGGTGTAGACTATGCGCCTACATCCGTTGATGCACGTATAGAAGCTAACATCAAGGCTATTGAGTTAGCTAACGACCTTGTCGAGAGTGGTGAAAAAGCAACTCCCGAAAAAATGCGTGTGCTTAGAAAGTTTAGTGGTTGGGGTGGTCTTGGAAAAGCTTTCTCTATAGGTACACCTATTTCTCTCAAGCTACAACAAATGTTAGGTGCAGAAGCATACGAGCAAGCCGTAATGAGTGCCAATAGTGCTTATTATACACCAGCATACGTTATTGATACGTTATGGGACGTAGCAAAACAACTTGGATTTAAGGGAGGCAATGTTTTAGAGGGTTCGGCAGGTATCGGTAATATAATAGGGCAAATGCCTATGGAGATTAGCGATAATAGCCATATACAAGCCGTAGAGATTGACGGCACGTCTGGCAATATCTTATCACTTCTGTATCCTGAAGCTAATGTTGAGATACAGGGCTTTGAGCAAACACGAGTACCAAATGGTAGTGTAGATTTAGCTATTACCAATGTGCCTTTTGTAACAGGGCTTCGTGTGAATGACACAACAGGAGATAGCGACCTGTCAAAGAAGTTTCACAACATTCATGATTTCTGTATTGCAAAGAATGTACGCAAATTGCGTGAGGGCGGTATCGGCATCTTTATATCTTCAAACGGTACACTTGATAACTCACAGAAATTGCGTGATTGGCTGGTTAGCGATGGTAATGCAGATGTTATCGGGGCATTCCGACTCAACAATAAAACATTTGGCGGTACTGGTGTAACATCTGATATTATTGTTATCAGAAAGCGTGTAGGTGGAAAGGTTTCTCCTAATGCTATTGATGTTAGCACTGTAACAGGTGAGCGCAGCGTTGATTATAATACTGGGGAAGAAAAGAAGATAAAAGGCACGTATGTTCCTGTTACCAAACACTTGTCAATGGATTACAATAAGTATTTCATTGAACACCCTGAAATGATGGCAGGTAAGATGGAGTTTGCTTTCGAGCATGGCGATACCTATCGTGCTACCTCAAAAGGACTTTATCCAACGAGTGATAAGCAACAAGAGAAGATGTTGCAAGATTTCGTGAACTCTTTTGCTCACATGAAAGATGAAGCACAGGTAAAGAAAGAGGAAATGCCTGTCAATGTAGTATATGAAGAGCTTGGCGATGATATCAAGGAGGGAAGCATGCTTATCAACAAGGACGGTAAGCTTTGTGTTGCTCAACTGGGACAAGCCGTTCCACTTAATTTGAATACAAATAAGGTAAAAGGACACACAAAGGAAGAATGCTTTAAGGCTTATACTGCTATTAAAAAAACCTTAGATGATGTATTGCATTATCAGTCAGAGAATGAAGACGATAAGGGGTTACAGCCTTTACTTGACGAACTCAACAAGGCTTATGATGACTTTGTTAATACTTACGGACACCTTAACAAGAATGTTTCTATTGCTTTCTTGCGCAATGATATTGATTATCCTAATGTATTCTCACTTGAAAGATATGAGGAAACAGGAGACAAGGATGGAAAACATGTGCAGAAATTCATTAAGACAGATGTGTTCAGCAAACGTGTTATAGAGAAAGACGTTGAGCCTCAACCTAAGAACGTAAAAGACGGTATTATTGTTAGCATTTATAAGACAGGCAAGATTGATATCCCTTATATCAGTACACAACTTAGCATGAGTGAGGACGATGTGAAAAAGGAAATCATTAGCAGTGGCTTAGGCTTTGAAGACCCAACGTGCAAACAGGTAGTCGTTTCTTATCAATATCTTAGCGGTAATGTCAGAGAAAAATTGAAACAGGCAGAGGCTAATAATGAAAATGGAACTTATAATGGCAATATAAAGGCTCTTAAAGAGGTCGTTCCTAACAGCATCCCTGCACACCTCATAGAATTTAACCTCGGTTCATCATGGATTGCTTCTGAACTTTATGACGAATATGTAAAGGAGAAGACTGGTATTGACGTTAAGTTTACGGCAGCAGGTGGTACATGGTTCATGAAAGCACCTGATTGGGGGTTGAACAATGATAAAAACCGTACGAGTGGTGTCCATAGTGAGGTATTCAATGAGTATATTTATGGGCATAAGCTAATCGAGGCTGCTATCCAAAATAAGACCATTTCAGTTTCAAGGGTACAAAAACATTACGATGGTTCCAAAGAGACTATAACAGACAAGGAGGCTACACAGGCTTGTGCATCTAAGATTGATGAAATCCGTCAGGACTTCAAGGATTGGGCAAGAAATAAGATGCAGAGCGACCCTGCAATGTCCGAAAGAATGGAAGCCGTTTACAACGACCTCTTCAATAATTATGTCCCTGTTGATATTCCTTCTGAATATATCCCAGAACATTTTGGAGGTGCAACACACAGTATTACCCTTCGCCCTCATCAGGCAAAGGCGGTAGTACGTGGCACTATGCAACCTTTGATGCTTGCCCATGAGGTAGGAACAGGTAAGACCTTTACTCTCATTTCAACGGCAATGGAAATGCGCAGACTGGGAACAGCCCATAAGCCTATGATTGTAGTACAGAATGCTACCGTTGGTCAGTTTGTTGCCAGTGCAAAGCAATTATATCCTAATGCAAAGATACTCACATTGGAGGATAGCGACCGTAGCGCAGAGGGTAGAAAGAATTTCTATGCCAAGATACGTTACAACGATTGGGATATGATAGTCGTTCCTCAATCCACCTTTGAGTTTATTCCTGATAGCGAAGAGCGTCAGATGGCTTTCATTAAAGACAAGATAGAGGAGAAGATGCTTGTTCTTGAAAAAATGAAAGAAGCTGATGACTCAGAGCGCAACCCTATTACTCGACAGGCAGAAAAAGAAATCCAACAGTTGGAAGACGAGCTTGCATCTATCTCTGGACAACTCGCAGATAAGCGTACAGCAAAAGATGAGAAGAAGCGTGCAGTTACTAAGCAGAATACAGAGGTAAAGGCACGTGAAATGCTCGACCGAAGAACAGACGATACGGAAAACTTTGACGATATGGGTATTGACGCCCTACTCGTTGATGAGGCTCACGAATACAAGCACCTCGGATTTGCTACAGCTATGCAGCGTGGCGTTAAGGGTGTAGACCCATCGTATTCAAAGAAGTCGCAAGGTGTTTATTTGAAGACACAAGCCGTATTGCAAAAGAACCATGGACGTAATGTTATCTTTGCTACTGGTACTCCTATCAGTAATACAGCAGCAGAGATATGGACTTTCATGCGTTATCTGATGCCAGCCGACACAATGAAAGACTATGGTATCTACTACTTTGATGACTTCGTGCGCAACTTCGGTAATATCCAACAGATGTTGGAATTTACCACCAGTGGCAAATTCAAAGAGAATAACCGTTTTGCAGGTTACATTGACTTGCCTGAACTCGTGCGTATTTGGTCAAGTGTGTCTGATACTGTTCGCACAAAGGATGCAGGAGGTGTGAGCGATAAGATACCTGAAATGGAGACAGGAAAGGCACAAGACCTTTATCTGCCACAGACAAAGGCTTTACGTGGTATCATGAAGTTTGTAAAGGGCGAGCTTGAAAAGTACGACAATATGAGTGGCAAGGAGAAGAAAGAGAATTCTCATATTCCACTTACTATGTATGGTATTGCCAAAGCAGCAGCCGTGGATGCCCGTTTGGTTGATGCAAGTGCAGAAGATGATGCTAACAGCAAAACCAATGAGGCTGTGCGCCAAACATTGCGTACTCTGAAAGAAACGGCAGACTATAAGGGTACTATTGCTATCTTTGCAGATAACTATCAGAACAAAGCGAGCGGTTTCAATCTATACGAAGATGTTAGAGAGAAACTTATCAAGGCAGGTGTTCCAGAGAAGCAGATTGTTGTAATGAAGTCGGGAATGACTGTGAAGAAGAAACTTGAAATCTTTGACAAGGTAAATCGTGGGGAGGTTCGTGTTATCATGGGTAGTACATTCACCCTCGGTACTGGTGTGAACATTCAGGAACGCTTGCATACACTTATACATCTTGATGCACCAAACCGACCTATGGACTACACACAGCGTAACGGACGTATTCTAAGACAAGGCAATATTCACAAGGAAATGAATAAGCCTGTACGTGTGCTTCGTTTTGGCGTTGAAGACAGTCTTGATGTTACTGCATATCAGCGTTTGAAAACTAAAGGTGCTATTGCAGACAGTATTATGAACGGCAAGCAGCTTATGTCAAACAGTATGGAGAACCGTATTCTCGAAGAGGAAGAAGATGCTTTTGGAGACACCGTAGCACAACTTTCAGGAAGCGAGTATGCTATGCTGAAAAATCAAGCCGAGAAGAATGTACGTAAGTTTGAGAGCAGAAAGCGTCAGTGGGAAGCCGACCAAACGTATATCCATAACGCAAAACCACGTCTTAACGGTCAGATAAAGCAGGAGCATGAGCGTAAGGACACAAATGAAAAGAACCTTTCTCTTGTACGCAAAACTTATCCTGATGGTATGTTCAAGACTATTACCATAGGCAAGCAGAAGTTTGACAGCGTAGAAGCTATGGCTGATTTTATAAAGGAGCATAACAAAAAGGTCAAAGACGAGAGCGAAAAGGTTAAGGATCGTGCAAATGCCTCATACACGAGTAACCTCAACGTAAATATTGACGGCTTAGATTTTGTTGTGCGCACAGAAGTTACTAAGGAAACAACATCGCAGGGCATCAATATATTAACTAAGGCTACACGTAAGATGTTTTATTCTCAAAAGGAATTAGGTCTTACAGATGTACCTGTAAAGAATGGCTTGCTTCGCAATGCTATTGAGGATATTACCAAAAATGTTATTAATGGTAATGATTTCGAGAATATCGTTGGATATGCAGAGCAGAACATAGCTCGCCATAAATCCGAACTTAAGCAGATGCAAGCAAGAGAGGGTAAGCCTTTTGAGTTTGAAAAAGAACTTGAAGAAGCTAAGGCGAAATACGAGGAATACACCGAGCTGATGAAGCAGGAGATGGAGGAAAAAGAAAAGAAGTATGCCGAAATGGATAAAGATGTTGAGGCTGTTTCTACTCTTTCTGAAGCATCAGAAGACGAAGAAGACCTTATGCGTGATGGTCAGGGAACATTAACTGATTATGAGTTGAGTTTCATCAACGACCCTTGGGCAAAAATGATGGGTAAGTCTAACCGTACAGCCAAGCAACGTGCAGCATTTGCCGAACGTGAACGTAGTAGAATGACTAATCGTGTAGGGGAGCTTGCAGACATATTACATCTTGACAATGTAGAAGTGATTACAGATGCCAGCCAGTTAGACGGTAAGCGTGCAAACGCTAAAGGTTTCTACTCAAAGAGTACAGGTAAGATAACTATAGTTATCCCTAATCATGCCAATATAGCAGATGTAGAGAAAACTTTATTGCACGAAGCAGTAGCACATTATGGCTTGCGCAAACTCTTTGGCGACCATTTCGATACATTCCTTGATAATGTTTACCAAAAAGCAGAGCCTGAGATTAGACGTGAAATTGTAAAACTTGCAACCAAGAATGGCTGGGACTTCCGCACAGCGATAGAAGAATACCTTGCATCACTTGCAGAGCAAAGCGACTTTGAGCGCATGCCTTATAGTTTCTGGACAAAGATAAAACAACTGTTTATGAAGCTGCTCCACTCTATTGGTTTTGAAAACTGGCAAGGTGGCGAGTTGAGTGATAACGAACTTCGCTATATCCTTTGGCGCAGCTATCAGAACCTAAAAGAGCCAGGAAGATACCGCAGTATCTTAGGAGAAGCAGAAGATGTGGCAAAGCAGTATGAGTTGAAGGTTGGTAATTATGCAGAGCAAGAAGCGGACAAGTCGGACAGGTCGGACCAGGTAAATAAAGCCTTCAACATAGAACTTGAACGCTATCTAAATGGGAATATGGCGACCAACGAAATGTTGCATTTAGGTTTACCACAAGGAATAATGATTGACTTCTTACCAAACCTACCTATTGTCATGCGCCAGCGTATTTTAACCAAGGCAAGCGTAAAGAAACACGATGTTGATTTAAGTGCTTTACATAATCTACCACAACATTTGTCAGCACCTATTTTTGTATTTAAACGTGCAGATAATAATTTAGGTGTACTCACAGAAATGAAAGACCGCAATGGAAAAAATATCTGTGTAGCAATTGAGTTGAACAAGACTATACAAGACGGCAAAGAGTTCTTAGAGGTTAATGATATACGTTCTATTCATGGACGTAACGAACGTGATGTCATTTATCCTATTGTAGAAAATGGCAGCCTACAATGGGTAGACAAAGAAAAAGGGCTTAATTGGCTCTCCTCAGTATCACATTATGCTCAACAGGAAATAGACAATCAAGTCCTTAATTCTGTAGCAAAGATAGTGAAAGATTTTGAGAACCCAAGCGTTTCGGAAGAAAATGTTGAGGAAGATGATGTTTTGTTACGTGAGGGAGAGGGTAGAGTTGAGGCTCGTGATATTTACGAGCAGCGTGTCAGTAGAGCTATGTTCCAAACACAGGAAGCTATACAAGATAGTATGCTTGGATTTAAAGAGGCTATGGATGCTATTATAAAAGGCGAGGGTAAGAAAACGGATATTGCAGATATAGCAGGTTTTGAGAATGCCTATTTAGGAGAAAATAGATTATCTTCTGTCAATAAGGCTGAGGCAGATGCTTTTGCACACCTTGTATTTCAACCGATGCTTGACGAAGTTGCCAAACTTGCTAAAAATGATAAGCAGCGCACCGAACTCGTTGATTATATGATGGCAAAACATGGTTTGGAGCGTAATCAAGTTATGGCGGAACGTGATGCTACTGAGGCATTCAAAGCAAATGAACAGGCACACCCTAATAGTACAAAAAGTTTTGATGATTATCTTGCAGATGCTCGTGAACGTGATTATGCAGGTCTCACTGCCTTGACCGGAACAGATACAGTGGAAGACGCTGAAGCGGAGGCTGGAAGAATGGTTGCAGATTACGAGCAGAACAATGATACAACAGCGTTATGGAAAAATGTAAACGATGTTACGAATGCCATTCTATCAAAAAGTTATGAGTGCGGTATGATGAATAAGAACACATACGACAAAATAAAGAGTATGTATCAGTTCTATATTCCACTTCGTGGCTTTGATGAAAAGACAAGTAGCGAAGCATACGCATACCTTACTCATAGTCAAAGTGCTTTTAATGCTCCGATTAAGGTTGCAAGGGGTCGTACTTCAAAAGCAGATGACCCATTTGCAAACATACAAAGTATGGCAGAAAGTGCGATAACACAAGGTAATAGGAATAAACTGGTAAAGCAGAAATTCTTAAACTTTGCTCTTAACCACCCAAGCGACCTTGTTAGTGTGAGTGATTTATGGTTGAAACATGACGATGTAACCGATGAGTGGAAACCAGTCTTCCCTGATAACATAGAAGATACAGACTCAGCAGATGATGTTGAAAAGAAGCTGCAAGACTTTGAGGCACGTATGGAAGAACTCGCAGAGCAAGACCCCGAAAAGTATAAGCATGGCAAGGATACCATCAATGTACCGTATCGTGTCGTAGAAAGTAGGGATTTGAAGCAGCATCAGGTTCTTGTTAAACGTGGTGGTAGAAATTATGTCTTGACTATTAACGGCAACCCAAGAGCAGCACAAGCCCTTAACGGACAAACTAATCCTGATAATGACAATTCAGGTTATATCGGTGCTATTCTTAAAGTTGGTGAAATGGTAAATAGACAGTTGAGCGCATTCTATACAACACGTAACCCTGATTTTGTTGTGTCGAACTTCATTCGAGATATGCTTTATGCTAACTCAATGGTATGGGTAAAGGAGAGTCCAAACTATGCGTTGCGATTCCATCGTAACATTGGAAGATGCAATCCTGTACAGATAAAGATACTTCTTACCAAGCATAGAAACGGTAAGCTCAATATGGATAACGACCTCGAACGTTCATTCTATCAATTCATGATGAATGGTGGCGAAACAGGCTATGCCAATATACGAGATATTGAACAGCATAAGAACGATATCCGTAGAGAATTGAAGCGTGCTAATGGAAAACTTGGTATAGAAAAGGCTATCAATTTATTTGGTGAAAGACTTGATGAGTACAACCGTGCAGTTGAGAACAGCGCACGTTTTGCAGCATTCCTCACATCACGAGAAATGGGAAGAACAATTGACCGTTCTATCTATGATGCAAAGGAAATCTCTGTGAATTTCAATAAGAAAGGCAGTGGCGCAAAGTTTATGAGAGCAGTTGGTCAGACGAAACTTGGCAATACAAGTGCTTTCCTTTCAGGATTTGGACGTAGTGGCTTTGTATTCTGGAATGCAGCCATACAAGGAACAACAAACTTTGGCAGACAATTTAAGAAACACCCTGCAAAAGCATTTACGGCAGCAGCAACGATGTTCATACTCGGTGCTTTGGTAGCAGGAATGGGTATGGGAGACGGCGACGATGACAACAAGAATAGTTATTGGAACTTACCTGAATATGTAAGACGTAGCAATATCTTGTTTAAGGCTGGCGACCAATGGGTATCTATACCATTACCTACAGAATACCGTGCTATATATGGTATGGGCGAGTTAATGGTTAGCGCAATGAGTGGTAAGGAACATTTCACAGGTACAGAATTAGGCAGAGCCATTGCTGGTCAGGTTACACAGATTCTTCCTGTAGATTTCTTAGAGGGTGAAGGAGGTTTGAAAGCGTTTATACCAAGTGCAGTAAAACCTTTTGCTGAAGTTTATACCAATAAGAGTTGGACGGGTATGCCTCTCTATAAAGCCACTCCTTATAATAAGGATATGCCTGAATGGACAAAGGCTTACAAGAGTGCTAACAAATACCTTGTTGGAATATCTAAGACTTTGAATGAGGTAACTAAAGGCGATGCTTACACAAAGGGGGCGATTGACATCAATCCTGCAAAGGTAGAATACATTCTTAATGGTTATTTCGGTGGTGTCTCTAATACCATTGACAAACTTACTAAGAGTGCAGAGACTATTGCAGGGCAAAGAGAATACGACCCAAGAAGTTTCTTGCTACTCAATAGAATTTTGAAGAATGGAGATGAGCGCACAGAGTCGCGTGCCATTAACAATGAGTACTACCGAGCAAAAGAGGAACATGACAAGCTAAAGGCACGGATAAAGCATTACGAAAAAGACACAGACAATGGTGTTTTTGACTATGCCGAGAAGATTGATTTTCTCTATAACTCTCCTGAATATGCACGCTATGAGATTTTCGAGGACTATAACAAAGAGATTGACGGTCTCTATGATGAAATGAAAGAAGCGACAGACGATGATGAACGTAAGGTTATCGAGAACGAACTCACTGCATTAAAAAAGCAGATGATTGAGGAGATGAATGCTACACGTAAATAGTTAAACCCACGGTGGCACATATTTTAATTAGATTTGTGCCACCGAAAACAAGAAGATATGCATACAGTTACAAAGAAAAAAGAAAAATTACTACCGATGAGCCAGATTGCACCAAAGGCAGATAGAGAAGAAATGGATACAGTTTCTTTTCGTTCGCATAACTTTGGCAGTCGTAGGGCTTTTGATATTCTTATGGAAGCGCAGCATTACTGGAACCAAATGGAGCAATTCCGAAAGGATAGACAACGTAACAAGCGTTATACATACGGAAGCCAATGGGACGATATGATATGTGTAGATGGTAAATCTATGACAGAGGAAGAATATATCAAGCAGCAAGGTAATGTTCCTCTAAAAAACAATCTTATTCGTAGGCTTGTGCGTAATGTGTTGGGGGTTTACCGTTCCCAGTCGAAAGAGCCGACTTGCACCGCACGGGACAGAGACGAACAGAAACTGGGAGAAACAATGTCTACCATTTTACAATGCAATATGCAGCTTAATCGAATGAATGAAGTCTTTGCACGTACTATGGAAGAGTTTCTTATATCAGGCTTTATTGTACATCGTAAGAGTTATGGCTGGCGCAATGGTAAGGAAGATTGTTGGACGGACTATGTTCAGCCAAACAATTTCTTCATAGATAACAACATGAGAGATTTCAGAGGTTGGGATGTTAGTTGTTTAGGAGAGGTTCACGATGTGAGCTTTGGACAATTGTGTGAGCAGTTTGCCGAGTCTACAGAAGACTATCAAAAGCTAAAAGATATTTACAAATGGGCAGCACGCAAAGAATTTCTTGCTAATTATGCAAAACGTTTTGGTTACAGCAGGCTTAATAATTACGATTTCCTCTTTACAAGTGAGCCTGGTCGATGTAGAGTAATCGAAGTATGGCGCAAAGAACAAAAACCTCGCTACCGATGTCATGATTATCAAAATGGCGATATATACAAGATAGAGGAAGAAGATTTTGAGAAAGAGGTTACTTTGGTCAATGCACAGCGTATGCAAATGGCTGAGGCTACAGGAATGCCAGAAGAAGAAGTACCACTTATCAAAGCTACTTGGTTTATGGACGATTATTGGTATTTCTACTACCTTTCTCCATTCGGTGATATTCTGAAAGAAGGAGAAACTCCTTTTGAACATGGTAGCCATCCGTACGTGTTCAAGGCATATCCATTTATTGATGGAGAGATACATTCGTTTGTGGCAGATGTGATAGACCAGCAGCGATACACAAACCGTCTTATCACTCTTTACGACTGGATTATGCGTGCCAGTGCCAAAGGTGTATTACTTATGCCTGAGGATAGTTTACCTGATGGAGTAAGCATGGAAGATATTGCAGAGAGTTGGGCTGAGTTTAATGGTGTTATTGTCTTCAAGCCATCAAAAAGCGGTCAAATCCCCCATCAGGTAGCTAATAACTCTACAAATATAGGTATAACCGAACTTCTTAATTTGCAGCTCAAATTCTTTGAGGATATTTCAGGTGTTAATGGAGCATTACAGGGTAAACCTGGGTATGCAGGGACAAGTGCAGCTAAATACAACCAAGAAACTCAAAACGCTACAATGTCGCTTCTTGATATGTTGGAATGTTTCTCGTATTTCGTTGTCGATGGTGCTTACAAAGACGTGAAGAATATTCAACAATTCTATGATGGTAAGCGAGTATTCAATATTGCTGGTAAGACAAGCGCACAAATTGAATACGACCCAAAGAAGATTAGAGACGTTGAGTTTGATTTGTCGATAACAGAAAGCACAACAACTCCTGCTTATCGTCAGCTTGCAAATGATGTATTGATGCAGTTATGGCAAGCAAATGCCATCAGCGTGGAGCAGTTACTTGAACATGGTAATTTCCCATTTGCGGACGAATTGTTGCAGAGCATACAATCTCAGAAAGAACAGTTGCAACAGGGACAAACACCGCAAGGTGTATCTCCAGAGATTATGCAACAGGCGCAGCAGGGAGCAAATATGCAAGCTGTAAACCAATTACACCAAGCAATCGCATCATAACAATAAAAGGCGTAAGATTTATTCCTACGCCTTTTATATTATTTACCTTTATTATTCTTCCCCTTTCGGATATTCTCTAATGCCAGCGCATCATTCGTAAGTGTAGCAACACCATCGATGTTTTGCTTACTCTTTGTGCTGTATCTTCCCATCATACCATGCGTAATACTGTCGCTTTTTAAACTCAATAACTAAAGTAGAGAACTCCGCAGAACCATTTCTGTAAGGTGTAGCATAGAAGCACCCTCTTTCGAGGTCGGCAACAAAAGCCTTGCTGGTGATGTAGCCCTTATGCTTCAGCTTGCGAAAATTGAACCTATCCATAATTAGGAGTGTCTTCTTTTTACTTGATGAGGGCATTACATAGTAACGCTCGCCTGTTTTCTCGTGAGCCTCATCAGCTTTATTTACCGCTTTACGATAACGCAGATAGGCTTTGAATTTCTTAAATACATTCATAGTTTAACAATTTTGATAAATGAAACTTATATGGTGGCAGCAGATACTGCTTTTTTTTTCTTTGGCATTATTCTATTGACACGCAGAACAATTGTTGGTATAGGCATTTCGTAGAAACAAATATGTAAACCAATAGCACGTGTCATTAATAAGTCGTCATGCTTGCCTATGATAGCTCCAAATGCACCGTTCTGTTTCTTCTCATATACCACATATTCATCTAAGCAACGCTCATCACGTTCTATGTATAGATGTTCACGCACTACCTTGATAAGCGTTGATATAATCATTGGCTTGGTAGCTACATTTGTATGGAAGCCGTATTTGCGAGGAATACCCTCTCGTATCTCATCTTCCGTCTGCTTGCGTGCATAGAGGTTAGGATAAACGTCTTTAATCTGATTGAGGATAAAGTGAGACAAATCACCATCAACAGAACGCTCCTTGTCGTGCGTTTCAAGCGTGTTGCTCTCAATTACCAACAGGGAGTTATCATAGAACGCAGCTATCTGTGCAGCTTTCCATGCAAGTATATCCATATCAATATGTCCATACCACTGCGCTACTACTTGCGGTCTACCACCGTCCATCATGAAAAGGCGGTCGATTACCAATATTACAGACCAGTCTGCTTTTTTAGAACGTCCACCAATATCAACAATAGTAACGTATCTATTGGTTACAATTTCCTTATCGTCTATTTCAGGCAAATCCCATACCCACAGAAGCCCTTGTGCGTCTTCTGTAAAGCGCAGGTTCTTCAAAGCATTCTTACCTTCATCTTCATCAGCATAAACATCACCAATTAGCTTAGGAGGTTTACATGAAGCTCGGAAAGTATCAACCTTATACTTATCGAATACACGTTCACCTGAATGAACAAAAGCCTCAACATCATCAGATGGATATTCAGAAGCCATTGGTGCGTGTTCGTTGTACTTCGCACGTTCTTGTACATACCAATTGATAGCTTCCAATGTTGCACCCTTCTGCCAAAGCCACCAAAGATACCTACCACTTTCCGCACGTGCAGAAGATGGTGTTGTATTGTTTTTATTTTTCCAAAGCCATATAGCGAAGTCTGCTTTTTCATCATCATTATCAAATGGCAAAGAATACTGTTCAATATCAAACCAAGATACAAACATAGCTTCAAACTGTGAAGTTCCACGCTTTGCTGCATCGTATTCACGTTGGAAGAAGTTTCCCGTACCATTAGCCGTACTCTCATAGACAATCATCGTATAGGGTTTTAACAAAATACCCGAACAGGCAGAACGCACAATATCTTCAGGTTTTTTCCCGTCAGTAGTCTTCCATAGTCCAACCTCGGACAAATGCACAAGGTTGTAATCTCCACCACGACAAGAGTCTGGGCGTTCAGCAGTACCAATCTTTATCTTACAATTACGTTGTGGTACACGATGTATAGAGCCTGAATGTCCTACACCTACCAGTTTAGACTCGTTCTCATTGTATGTTTCTCCCAGCTTATAGAGCATAGATATAGGGTAAGCCTTAATCATACGGTCGAACATATCCTTGATTTCATCAGAACCTGCACCTTGATGAGCAATGATAAGAGAATTAAGTCCGACTTTATGAATGAGTTGTAACCATGCCATATACAGCTGTGAAGTTGTTGAACCACCCCATTGGCGAGCCTTTAACAACACTATTCGTATAGGTTTGTTGGCTTTACGAAGTGCTTCAAGACGTTCTACAAACTTTCTCTGCGGACGTGTCAGGCGAAATAGGACATCATCTCCACCGCCCTTGTTCTTGATGTACACATACATAGCAGCCCAAAATGCAAAATCATACCTGCATCGTAGGCGCACGAATTGTTCTATAACTTTCAGACGGTCTTCTTCGCTATACTCTACCGCCAGTTCAATAGTTAGAAAATGTTTGATGCTTCCGTATTTCATCAGTAATTTAACCAATGGAAGATTAAGCATTTCGACTGGTAGATATTGTGTCTCTAATGGGAAATCGTCAATATGTACTTCTGTACGTTTCCCTATAGAGCCAATACCACTGATAGGGTCGAACCACTGATAGACATCGGCATTGCGCTTGTTGTTCTCTTTTAGTATGCTCACTACTTCTTTCTGCATATTGTTATAGGATAGTTAAGAAGTGAAAACACGACCCCACACAAATAACAATACAGATGTAACCAAGCATTAGTATTGGGGAAGAAGAAACCAACAATAAGATAAAACAGCATCCACGACTGGTAGTATAGTTTCTTTCTTACTTCAAAGGAGATAGAGCCAAATAGAAAAAATACAATACCTGACATACCTACCGTTGGCAAATGTGGAAATGATATAAAGGATGACAAAGTGTCAATAGGAAAACTTACAGATACAATATACGCTACGAATACCCTCGTAAGTTTTATGTCATAGATAAACATCAGGCATATAAAACACCAAGCATTAAGTGAGGCATGTACCACACTGGCATGAAAAAAAGGGTAGAGTAATCTCCCTATCCACGAGCCTCCTGCATAGATACCAATTGAGTACCAATTAGAGGAACCTATTAAAGAAAGTACAATAACTGCAAATGCTAAAAGCAATGACGTAGCCTTTTCTTTCTTTCTTCGAAACGTCTTTTCTTTTCCTTGCATATCATTACTCCTATACTTTCTGCTGTAAGATAAAATTTCGGAGCAGGTTGTTCTACAACAATCTCACAACATTTTTTTATTGTCCAAGAAGGGTGCAGCTTTCGCAAAGTCTTAACTCGTCTGAATATCTCTTGAAACATTTCTCTTTTAGACGGTAACATATTTTTAAGCTGGGATCCCTTAAACATTGCATACATCATCTTGCTTGCCCATATACTTGACACCCAAAAACGTGGTGCAGGTATATTAGCTATATGTTTACAAATATAAGAGGTGTCGATGTATTCACATGATGAAATATATTCATCATAGATGCGCATTATGCTTTCGATGCGCTCTTGAGAATGCTCCATTAAAGAACCTCGTTTCTTCATATTTACCTTATCTACGTTTCAAAGTTACTAATAAAAACAATAATACTTATACCTAAAACTAATATTTTACAATGTATATTTGCAGTAAAACAATCATCAAAATATAAAATCATAAAAGATTATGGCTGATAGTACAACAGTTAGAAGTAATCGAGACAAGTTTTCGGAAAGGATGAAAAATAAATATCCTGACCGACAATTTGATGATGATGAGACTTTATTTAGTCAAATCAATGACGATTACGATAATTATGACAAAGAGGTAGCAGGGTATAAGGAAAGAGAAAAGGCTTTTTCCGACCTATTTACGAGCGACCCTCGTAGTGCAGCATTCCTTACCAATTGGCGTAAGGGTGGTAATCCTGCCATTGAATTGGTACGTATGTTTGGAGAAGACTTTGTAGAGGAGCTTCAAGACCCTGCAAAGCAAGAAGAAGTTGCAAAGGCAAGTAAAGAATATGCTGAGCGAGTTGCTAAGGAGAAAGACTTTGATGAACAATATCAAAAAAATATCTCCGAAACTTACGATACCATTACTGCAATTCAAGAAGATAAAGGCTGGAGCGATGAAGAGGTAGACCAAATTATGGAGTTCCTTATAAACATTATGAAAGATGGTATACTCGGCAAATTTTCACGTGAGAGTATAGAGATGGCATCAAAAGCTATTAACCATGATGCCAACGTCGAAGAAGCTGCACACGAGGGCGAGGTAAGAGGACGAAACGCAAAGATTGAGGAGAAGTTGAAAAAGTCCTCACGAAATGATGGTACTGCCAATCTCAATGGAAAGAATGGAGGTGGGAAGGCACAGAAGCCACTTCCAGACCTTGGAGCTATTGGACGGTACGATGGTAATCAAACTATTTGGGAACGAGGAGGTGAGAAACGAAAAGCCTATAACCGATAACAAATATCACTCATATATAAATTTCATAATAACAAAAGCAATGAAAACATTACGAAAAAGTTCAAGTTTTCTTTATCGCATTATGCTGACGGTGTTGGCATTTGTGACGGGTGCATCAAATGGTGTGCTTATGGCTGATGCCTCTGCACTTCCCGATGCAGGAAAGACCAGCGCAGGAGCTGAGGGAGATGGAAGTAAACAGACCACCGCAGGTATTGCTACCGAAACACAGGGGCGCACAGACGGTGATGGTAACTTCTACATGAGCGATGTAGACCAGCGCATCGTTAAAATTCGACCAATGGCTACTCCTGTAGACCAGATTAGCCGTTATGCTAAGTCAAGTTCTTGCGACTCATTTGAGGTTAAGTACTACTCCGTAGGAACACGAGAGATTAAGTGTACTACAACGAAGCAGGTAGATGCTATGAGTAGCGGTGCAAGTACCTCTTTGCCTGTAAGCGATACCAATATGTTCACTCTTGACGATACTATCCGTGTTGTAGGAGTTAAGGGTGTTACTGACCCCAATACAGGAAAGGCTTATGAGGGTAGCAACATTCCAGACCTTGTATTGTGTGTATGTGGTAAGGATGCATCAACTAATCTACCTACAGTCTATGCCGTAAATGGCGCAATGGATTCTACAAGTAAGCAGCCTATCTTTGTTCCACAGATTAAGAGCGGTGCAACCCTTGTAAGAATGGGTAAAGCATGTGGAGAATTAGATGTTCAGACAGGTCGTTTCAACAACATTCCTATGCCTGAGACGCAGTACTGTCAAAACTTTATGATACAGGTTGAACAATCTACCTTCGATAAGATAGCTGCAAAGGAGGTAAACTGGAACTTCTCTGACCTTGAAGAGGACGGTATCTATGATATGCGCCTTGCAATGGAAAACACCTATCTTTTTGGTGTAAAGAATGTTATCAAGCACATTGCCAAAGAGGGTATGAACACATGGTTCACTGGTGGTATCTGGTGGATGGCTGGTAAAGACATCGAAGTTGGCGAGTGGGATACAGAAAAGAAGTGTGCAGTAATTTCGGACGAGAACCTTGTAGATATTACTAAAGATTTATTTGTCGGCACAGGTATTGGTAATAAGCGTAAGATTTTGTTCTGTGGTTCTGACATGCTTTCCGCATTCTCTAAGATTAAGAGCGATAAGTTCCGTTTGAAAGATACTGTCGAAGTATGGAACTTGAAGTTTAAGTCTTGGGATACAGACTTCGGAGAAGTACTAACTATTCATCACGAGTTGTTTGATGTGAACGGCATGAGTGATTGCGGTTTTGCAATGGATCCTGAATACCTTTCTAAGAAGACACACGTTTCTTGGGCGCGTAATGTCCTTGACTTGAAGACCGCAGGTATCCGTAACACCGATGCAGTAGTTATTCAGGAAGTGAGCTGTTTATACTTGCGCTATGCTAAGGCACACGCACGAATGAAACTTGCACAAGCACCAGTCTTATAAGAAGAACTAATAAAAATAACATTACAAAAGGGGGTGGGATAATTAACATCCCATCCCTTTCTTAATTATAATAGATATGATAAAGCATTATAGTTCGGACTCAAATATTGCGGTAAACTTAGTTCTGCGTAGTGGCAAAAGTACGCACATAGCCTTTGTCCCATTATCAAGTGGTGGTAGTACTTTTTCAACCAATATCGAGGATATTCAAAAAGCCCTTGAAAATCATTACCGATTTAACTCTCTCTTCAAACTTGACAGAGCAGAAGACGAGAACGCACCAAAGACTACACCTCTGCAAGAAACAAGTAAGGAAGATACGACAGTATCATCAAATGGTCTCCGTAAGATTACTGTACACGATGAGGGAGAAGCAAAAGACTACTTAGCTGATGTGTTAGGTGTTAGTCGAACCAAACTCCGCTCCTCAAAAGCCATCGTGGATGCAGCAACTGCAAACGGCATTGAGTTTGAGGGATTGTAATATAGGTTATAGGTATGAAAGTTTATCGTCTTGAAGAAATAGCAAAAGATGTCCGTATTGCCATAGACCAAAATATGTCAAGTGAAACACTTAGTGATTTTGGCGATGTGGACACGCTTTCTCTTAATGACATTATCAAATCAAAGATAGTTGATGCCATTAGGAGAGTTCACAGTAAAGCTCCTTCCTACTTACTTGACAGTGGAAGTAACTTTGGCGATGCTATCTATTGGAAAGAGCTTGAAAGCGGTTGGTGTCTACTCCCTGAAGACTTTATGCGCCTTGTAGTATTCCAGATGGACGATTGGGAAAGACCTGTTTACCACGCTATCAGTGAAGATGATGAAGAATATGAGAAGCAAAGCAGTCGTTTCAAGGGCATACGTGGTACTGCACAAAAGCCTGTTTGTGCCATTGCTATACGTCCCGAAGGAAGAGTGCTTGAGTTCTATTCCTGCAAGAGTACAGATGCTATGGTTAGTAGAGCAGTTTATATTCCATATCCTAAAATTGATGATGAAGGTGGAGTACAGATTTGCGAACGCTGCTATCAAGCAGTAATATATACTATAGCATCATTAGTATTAACAACATACGGCAATGCAGACCAAAGTAAGGCTTTGTCGGAACTAACAAAATCAACATTAATATGAGTTCAATAAAAAACACACAGATAGACGGTGATGTTTCCGTTGGGCGCAATGTCTCTATTGGTGGTAACACAACTATTCAAGGAAATGGTCATATAAAAGGCGGTTTTAAGGTAGATGGTTGGCTTGAAGCCAAAAATATAAAGGGTGCGAACAAAGGTATATTTACCACTGTTGAGAAATTACGTGAAGCCTATCCATTGCCACATGATGGTTGGTGGGCTATTGTAGGGCGTTCACTCCCCAGTCCTATTTACGTTGCAGACGGTGGAGTATGGGTAGCTACTGGAGGAAGTGGTGGTAATCCTACAGTAGATAGTGAGCAGCACAATAATAACATTGCAAAGCTACAAGCAGACATTAGCGAAAACTCCAATAAGATAAAAGCACTTGAAGTACAAAGTACTACACAAAGGGATAGTGTAAATCAAACTCATGAAGCAGTTGTGAAAGCACAACAGACTGCAGAGAATGCAAAGAAAGCAGCATCTGATGTGAATGCTGAATTAACCACTATAAAAGACTCGAAAGGCAAGGCAAATGGTATTGCACCTTTAGACGAAGAAGGCAAAGTATCATCTGCTCATTTGCCGAGTTACGTCGATGATGTCATAGAGTTTGATAGTTGCTTGGATAGCTTGACAGCACAGCAGCAAGCTACAGATAAGTCATCAAAAGATGAACATACTAAAGTCGTCTACAACAGAGCTAAGAATAAGTTTGTATTAGCAGTAGCATCAGACGAAGATAGTACAACCACATATTACGGTGATTGGTCTGGTGCGGACAATTACGGTACTGCGTCTAAAGATGGTCGCACCCCTGCAAGTGGTAAAGTATATATTGATTCTTCTGACAATATTACCTATAGGTGGAGTGGGACGAAATTAGCTCCCATTGGCTCAGACCTTGCACTCGGCTATACAAGTAGCACTGCATTTCCTGGTTACGATGGAAAGCAGCTGCAAGATGATATGACCGATGTCAAGAAGCGTGTTTCTACGTTGGAGAGCAGTAATTCTAATACGGTAACGCAGATTAAGGCACGTGGCGTTATCAATGTTAATAAGCTATTAGGTCAAGAGAATGGCGATATGACATTCTCTGTAGCTCTATCAAAGATTGATGAGCTGCCAAATAAAGCAGATTATCAGATAGCAGGTATTGTCCTTACTTTCAATACTCCTAATAATGGTTGGCAGTCAAAGCAATGGGTGAACACCGAGGCGTGGAACAAAGAGGGAAACTGGAAAGATTTTGGTACAAATGGTAGTAACATTGGAAACATTCTCAATGTAAACACTATATGCTCAGACGTTGAATACACATTAAGTACAGCTATTAAAGCCGTTCAGAACTTAGAAAAACAAAGTGGATTTAAGTATTTTAAGAGCGGTGTAGTACTAACATTCAAGACTGCTGACAATGATAGTAACGGTGCTCCTGTGTGGTCGACATTCCAATTTACTCGTGAAGTACCAGACATCAATCCAGCAGATTTGAAGCCATGGGTTGCCTTTGGAGGTGGTGGCACAGCAAAGGTAGAAGTATCTGACACCCCTGAGCAAAATGGAGAAAAGGCTTTTTCAACAGGTGGAGCTTATTCTAAGATACCAACAAACATCAAACTCAACACAGAGACCGAAGGTGTTGTGAAATTGCAGCTTGTCAATGAAGCCGATGAGGGTGTAGGAGATGAGCAACAGTTTACTGTTGGTACAAGTGGAAACACAAGTGGAACAACCATTGCCATAGCTTTTAAGGAAAACCCATTGTATGGAAAGGCTGGTGGTTCATTTATCTGTCATGCTGCTATTATGAGTATTACTAAGGCTGGAAGCCAAGAGACAAGCAATAGTATTACAAACGTGCAGTTTGTAGACCGTACCACAAAGAAAGTCGTTGCAACATTCGACACAAAGAAACCATCATCTTCAACTTTGGAAGATTATAGCTTTGTCTTTGATTTGAGTTCACTCTATGTAAATGCAGGACAAGGGAGTTTACAGATGCAGGTAGTTGATGACGGAGGGAATACTGCACGTAAGAACCTCTCCGTTACATCTGTCGATGTTACTTGTGTCAGTGCGCAGACACTCAACTACACGAAAGATACCAGTCTAGAAGTCGGTGGTAAGCCCAAAAACATTCTCATGTTTTCATACCCCAACAACAGTAGTGATAAGGGTGTCAAGACTACTATAGAGATTTATCGTGATGGCTCTTGGAAAACACTTGCCACTCCTATAATTACCGATACATACTCGCATACTGTGAACATTGATCCTACAGGATTATCTCATGGAGCATACCCTATCCGCATACAGGGACAAGATGTCTCATCAGGGGTAAAGGGTAATGTTCTGTATACTGCCGTTATGGTAATTCAACAGGATAGTAGCCTTGATGACTACGATAAACCTATTGTTGTAGCACGGTGGAGTGATAATAGTGATGGTAAAAAGAAACTTTACTCTACCATTTCTTTTGATGTTGCAGTATATCAACGTAGCACTTCACGCCCCGAAGCAACTGTAACACTTACAAATGTAGCAGGAGGGAAAGTAGAAACTGTTACAAAGCAGATAATGGTTCGTGAAAAAACTTTCACTATCAGCAAGCGATTAGTTAGCTATGCAGAAAATGACCAGCTAACATTTGATGTTACGTGTGGAGCAAGCTCTTTGGTTGAACTTTATAAAATTACTATCAGCGGTACACTATTACCTATCAGCGAAACAGAGGGTGCTTTGTTTAAGATAAATATGTCCGAGAGAAGTAATGCCGACAGTGATAAGACCATTACGACACAGACAACTGATGGGCAAAAGATTGATATTGCGGTAAAAGGTTCTAACTATTCAACCAACGGCTTTGTCAAGGATAGTTTCGGTACAAGTAGCTATGGCACTACAGATGATAACGGACGTATGGCATTGCGCATTGCAGAAGATGTTTCAGCAGTATGCAGCTATCATCCATTTGCTTCTAACAGTATAGAAACAAACGGTATGGCGCTTTCGTTTACAGTTATGACGAAAAACGTTGCAGATAACCACACACATATTATTAAGTGTATGGGAGAGAAACTTGGTTTCATACTCACTGGAGAAGAACTTATCCTTGCGACAAATGGTTCTCTTACAGATGCTGCAACAACGGCAATTGTACCATACGTTAATAATAAGGTAACACGCTTCGATATTGTAATTGAACCATCAGCCATTGCGCCATATAGTGGTATTGGTGTAATTAAAATATTCCGTAATGGAGATGAGGCTGGTGCTGTAGCCTATAAAGCTGGAGAGCTTACAAACCATTATACACCTATCAGTTTTGACGGGCATAAAGCAGATTTATATCTATATGATATAACAGTTTGGAACACATACTATAACTTTATTCAAGCATGTAATAACTATATTGTAGGGCTTACAGATACGGCGGCAATGTTTAACGAATACGAGGAGAATGATGTTCTTGCGAGTGTTACAGCAGAAGGGACTACAAAAGAGAGACCAACCATGCAAAAGTGTCTTGATGCAGGACTTATGGTGTGTGCTATATGTAAGAACCCAGACACAGAGGATATAGCAGCCAATTACCCTGATTATCTTGAAGCTAAGGACGGTGACAAGAAGACAAAACAGATTGTAGATTGGTATTGTTATTTCCCTGACCGACCTTGGCAGGATTGTAAGATTATTGGTATCTCGCAGACCAATCAGGGAACTACATCTTCTTGGAGACCTATAAAGAACAAGAAGGGAAAAATGAAGAGGGCTATTGTAACCTTGTTGCATACACGAGAAGAAATTGCAGCAATGTTCCCTGGCAATTCCGAAGCTCTTGCAAAGTATGATAAGTGTGTATCTATGGCAGCAAAGCACCGTGTTCAAATTGTTGATGGTGGTAATTTTACAAAGATCTTTACTATTAAGGTAGACTATTCTGATAGTTGTGGCGCTCACAATGGTGCCATGATGGAACTAATGAACGATACGCAGATAGCTTTGGGAAAGGCTTACATGACCCCCGCTCAGATTTACAATGAAGGGGAATATGAAATCCACACAAGTATAGATAGCGTACCTTGTGCATTATTTCGTACTGATAGCAAGATGAACCATAACGATGCAGAAAACCCGACCAAAGCTTATTTCCACGCAAAAGCCAACTTCAATGCTGATAAAGGCGATGCAGACTTCTTTGGCTTCAAAGGGGTAAACGGATATAGTAAGAAGTGCCTCAATTATGGTGACTTTATAGAACTCGTAGCAGCACAGAATCAAACACTAACAGTTTTTAAGTCGCAAGTGTTAGCAGACACCACCCAATTAATTGCAGGAAATATCTATGTTCTTAGTGAGTATTGTGGTGATAAGCATATTGTGATTGAGAATGATGGTAAAGGTACTATGCGAGAGGTACAGGCTGTAGAAAAGCCTGTTGCAGTCGACAAAACGCTTGCAGAAGTTCTTACAGATGATGTTAAGAACTACACTTGGCAGAAGGTGTACAAGACCAGTGATAACCACTATGTACAGTATCAAGGTGGCAACTGGATAGACACTACAGGCAAAATGATTTTTAACAAGGCTACTAAGAAGTGGAGTGTTACGGGACGAGTTGTAAATCCAACAGAGTGCTATGAATACTTAAAGTATGATAGCTTATGTTGGGGTCAGGGCGTGAACAGTCTTGATGACATGATGCGTATCGACTCTGCAATAGGAGCACCAATCTGGATGAGTTATTATGAAACTCGATATCCTGATGATGACAATCTTGAAGAGCTTTACAAAGCAGGCAAAAAAGTCCCTTACAACCTTTATAAGTGGCTTGTGTTCTCACAGCAATGTAACCAACATCAGACAGAAGCAAATGGAAATATTACGCTTGGTGATATCTCAGTGCCAGGTACAAAGGAAAATCGTCTAAAGAAATGGCAGCAAGAAGTGCATAAGCACGCCAACCCATATTCATTGTGTTGCTATACAATTGCGTCCGATTACAAGGCAGCAGTAGACCAGCGTAGTAAGAATATGATGATTGCCTTCTATTTGGAGCCAGATGGAACGATACGAGCCTACTTCAACCATTGGTACGATGGAGACTGTGTAGACGGCAGCGACAATGACTGTGGTCTTACAATTCCTTGGGATATGGATGCCGTCACTTCACATCTATATCAAGGTTGGGATAGTGTAACATTCGTACAGACGTATGCAGCACCAAACTTATGGATAGATGATAGTGGCACAACAACCATCACACTACATGATGTGGCTGATGCAATGCGAAAAGCAGAGCGCAATAACCGCAAAGTTTTCTCCGCTGATGGCTGTTACCATTACTGGATAACAAAGAGATTAAGCAAATGGGCAAAGGTTACAAGTTCATTTGATGGAGAACGTAAGTACATTCAGAGTTCTACCTCTGCTGCTAATTATTTTTACGCATTGCATGGGTTGAGACTTGAAGACTTACCCGATTATCAGCGTAAGCGTTTTAAGTTGCGTGATGGCTTCTATAAAGTTGGCGATCTTTATACAGCACCTTTCAAGGCTCGTATGATGGGAGCTATCAGTATTAAGATTACGGCTGCTCAAGACGGCTTCTTCGGACTGGGAGAAGACCGTGCAGATACAGTAACAGATAGTTGCTATTTGAAAGCTGGTGAGAGCTACACCTTACGTACTAATGATGCTCAAGAAAGTGGCAAGATGATTTATGTCTTTGGTGCTGATAAACTTGGAGTACTTGATATTTCAGCTTGTACACCTAAGCAGGAAGCGTTCGACATTAGCACCTGTACATTATTGAAAGAGCTTATCATAGGAAACAAAACTTATACGCCAGCTTATACTACAGGTATTCTATCATCATTGGAATTACCATCAATGCCATTCCTACAGAAGATTGATGTACAGGGTACTAAACTGTTGAACTTACGGGCATCAGGTTGCCCACGCCTGAAGACAGTCCTTGCTAAGGGTAGTACGTTAAGAGCATTCACGCCTGCAGAGGCTTGTCCTTTGGAGGTTGCAGAGTTTCCTGCTAGCATGACGGATATTGTATTTGTCAACATGCCAAATATAACATATCCTAATGGGGGCTTAACATACGAGGGACTAAGCAAGGTAAGCACAATTAAGATAAGTGGTTGTGCCTATATAGACCGAATACAGGTACTTGAAGATGTTATTGCAGCAGGTGCAACAATCAGCACAGTGTCTATTCAGAACATAGAATGTACTAAAAAAGATACGGCACTAACTGCGATGAAGGCAATGGGTACACGTGGTATTGGTTCTGAACAGAAGACACTTTGCGATGGTATCAGTGGTGTTTGGACTCTTAATAAGTATATTGAAGAAGAAGTCCTTGCATCTTTACAGGGGTATTATCCGAACTTAACTATTCATCAGTCGCAATACACCATGATTGTATTTGATGACACTATTGATGACCCTGCAAACATTTCCAATCTTGACAACAACACTGGTAAGCAGTTCAATAACGAGTTTGTTGCAAGTGCTCACGTTGCCAAGATACGCAAGAACTTAATCCCTGTCAGAGGAAAGTTGAATACTGAACGAGGTGTATGGGAAGGTGTGAAGATTTCGGAAGAGAACTATCACAACCTTGCTAATGGAGAAGAGTTTGACTATACGGATAAGGCAGCTAGTGGATATGATGTTATGATGCGTTGCCCAGCATTGTGGTATAAAGGCATCAATGACTTCAAGAACCAAAAGAAGTATATTGCTTGGAGTAGCCTGATTACTGAGCCATTATCTACTGCTAAGCGTGTTACACGAAGGAAGCTGAAAGATATAATCCTAAAGGCTAATACAGGTGTGATGTCTGAAAAAATCAGATTAAACGAAAGTACGTTGGACAGTACTGGTGTTCTTGCCGAGGTTTCAAATGTAGACGTTTACAAAATTGATGTTGCAGGAATGAAGCAAGTTAGATGGCCAGGTATGAATAATGCAACTATAGGCGCATGCTTCCTTAATGCAGCAGGCACTGTCATATCGAAGTACAATCTTGCAATAGGCAATACCGCCTTTGACTTCATCGATGGAGACTATGTCTTTATAGATGTGCCACAAGGCGCTAATGAGTTTGTATTCTCGTCAAGTAATGTAAACTCAGAATTGGAGGCTATTGCAGTAGACAGTTCGGAGGTAGAAGCCATTGAACCCGATTGGGTACGCAATGAACCATGGCTATTGGGTGTTTATCAAGCATCAGTAGATAGTCTACTTAGACTACGTTCTGTGTCTGAAGCAATAGTGCAGAGAGGTGGTAGTAACGATAGCACATCTTCTGAATGGCTATACGACGAGGAGGGGTATGCAACTAACACACCTGTACGTAAGATGGAGTTTACCTATAAAGACTTCCAAAATCTTGCACACCGCAGAGGTAATGGATATCAGATGATAGACTATGATATGTCTAAGCTAATGGCTGTCCTCTGGTTCTCATTGTCAGGTACACGTGATTCACAGTTGGTTTGTGGTTATGGCAATGGTAGTAGTGATGTTACAGGCTATCGTGATGATATTGGTAACTCTGACAGTAGACGTGAAGATGGCAGAGGAACAAAGTGCTTAGGTCTTGAGAGTTTCTTTGGTGTCTATTATGAGTGGGAAGATAACGTTGCCGTGAACATACCGTCTTATCGTCAGTATATGAAAGACAAGACAGTAAAGGTTGATACTTATCCGACAGACGCTATATGGCATATCTACGACCCTGTCAGCAAGACAGAACGCCTTGTGCAAGGGATCAAAGACAACGGTTACTGTATAGCACGTGTAAGACATGGACGCTATTGTGACATCATTGCTTCAAGAGTAAGCTCTGATAATAGATGGGCATCTAACTACACAGATAGACAACAGTATAGTCATTCAAGTAGCCGTGTTGTCGAGCGTTCGATTTACGATGCGTATGCGGATGGCGGTCTCGTCTTTGCGGATGCGAGTAACGCATCATCGTTCTCGAGTTCGAGAATCGGTTCTCGGCTTGCCTTCCGTGGGAAAGTTGAGATAAACGAATAAAGCGAAAAAGCGCATAGCGTCGGCGGGCAAAATCCGCCACGCCTTGTGTTTTGAAAGAAGCAAAAGGTAGAGGATTTCATTTGCCGTGTGGTTGGTCGCTCGAGATACGGTGCGTGTGCGTTTGGCGGTCTCGTATGACGGTTCTCGGCTTGCAAACAGAAAGAAGAAATTATAATCGCAGTTACAACAATTATTAACAAGACAAGAAATGAGAAAATTTTCAGAAATGGAAGACGGTTTCTCATCTGAGGCAATTATTAGAAGTGAAGCCTTTGAAGGCAATAATTTTAAGTACAAATTCACATAAAAGGAATTGTTATGAACACAGAATTTTTCAAAGTATTTGGGATGAAGAAAAGACATGATGAGTTGTTGAAGTTAAGTGAAGATCATTATGTCTTATTTTGGGGATTTGTCAAAAACGAAGAGAGCGAAGAAGACGGCTACTGTTGGCGCAAAGACTATGACCATAAGCCAACAGAAACAGAGTTAAAGAGAGACCTTGTAAAATTCATAAATTCTCTCATTGATGCAAAAATTCTCAGTGGTTTCACTTATGAAGGAAATATGGTATGGCTCTCACAAGAGAACTGTTTCAACTACAAAGCAGCCTTTGATTTGTGTATGATGACAGATGGAGCAAACCTACCTATAACCTTTAAGTTCGGAAACGAAACTGAACCTGTGTATAAGAAGTTTGAGACAAAGGAAGAGTTAAAGAACTTCTTTACTTCTGCAATGTCTTTCATTCAGACTACATTACAGGAGGGATGGGAGGAAAAAGATAGCATAAACTTAACTGTATTCGGATTATGATAATTTTACTTATTCTTTCAGTGTTACTGTCAATACCAGTAACATTACTTGCTATACGGAAAGCAAAAGAACTTCCTGATAGTGTTAGTAGCTTTAGTTACTACATCGGGGATGTTCTGTTTTCATTATGGATAGCATCAGTAGCTTCATTGCTTTTATTCCCGATGCTTCACGCATTGCCTACAAGTCTTGTATTTGTTGGTGGATTGGTAAGTGCTGGGCTGTTGATGGTTGCAGCCTCTCCATATTATCGAACAGAGTGGAAAGTCATACATTACTTTGGAGGTTACTTATTTGGTGTAGGCAGCCAAATAGTTGTGGCGATATTAGAACCTTGGGTACTTTGCTTATGGACGGTTTTCCCTTTTATATTCATTAAACATGAGTGGAGAGAGAATGCAACATTCATCAGTGAAGCTATTTGTGTACTATCATTGGTAGCCAGTATAGCAATAAAGCTGTATTAAAAGATAAACCAAAAGTGCAATAATATAAAATTATCTTTGCATGAGGCACATTCTAAAAGAAGATTTATGAAGAAAATTATAGAATGGATAAAACAGAGCAATCGCTGGAAGCATCTATTAGGAGGAATTCTGATAGGCTTAGGGGCTAACGATTGGTATTGTGCTGCATATTCAGGAATTGGTATTGCAAGCGCAATAGAGTTAAAAGATAAGTTATGGGGCGGTAAAATTGACATCATTGACTGGAGTTTGACTGTCGGAGGTGTTGCTATAGGCTTCGGTATACGAACATTAGTATTAATTTGTAAACGATGAGTAACTCTATTAAGAACACATTGATAGGTGTGTTTTTGACCGTAGCTATCGCATTCTTCGGAGCTTGGGTTCAAATAAATTCACGCATTTCTATGTTGGAAGTTCAGGTAAATGATGACCATGTAATGTTTCAGCGACAGACAGATAAATATGAAACAAACATGAAAGAGCTGATGAATAAAGTAAATGATATTCAAAACAAGGTAACAGAGCTTGGTGCAAAGCAGGAGGTTAAAAATGAGTTTTAGGGAATGGGGATATAGGTGGAAAGCTAAGACTCCATCTTTCTTTAAGAAAATAATCAAAATAAGTTTGGCTATCAGCGCAACAGCGTTAGCCATTCATACGGCACTTGTATCAGGTGGGGCGATAGAACCTTACTGGTGGTCTATAATATATCCGTACTTGATAGGTGTACCAGCAGGTGCAGCTGCTCTTTCCAAATTTACAATGGAGGATAAAAGTGATGAGAACAATTAAATTTATAGTAGTACATTGTACAGCAAGCTATCAGACAGAAACCATTGATGGTTTGCGTAAGGAATTTAAGCGTAAAGGGTGGAAGAATCCAGGCTACCATTATGTGGTAGCTGCCGATGGTAAAGTAACACAGATGCTTCTTGATGAGAAGATAAGCAATGGAGTAAAAGGCTTCAATTCTATTAGTATCAATGTAGCCTATATCGGTGGTATTGATAGCAACGGAAAGCCTATTGACAATCGAAGTGCAGAGCAAAAGAAGTCTTTGCGCATCTTACTGAAGATGTTGCATAAGAAATATCCAAACGCTATCATTCAAGGGCATAGGGACTTTTCGCCAGACCTTAACAAAAATGACAAGATAGAACCGTTTGAATATATCAAGGCGTGTCCATGCTTCAACGCAAAAGAAGAGTATTCTAATCTATAAACTTATCATTATGGAAAAGAAAAATACTTTTACAAAAGCATTAGCATCTATAGGATGTTTGCTTATAGGTATGTTTGCTATTATCTATTATTTCTTGTACCGATATTACAAGTTACCTCTACCGAAATTGAACGAGGTAACAGATACTATCCATTTTCAAGATACTATACCGTACTATTTGCCTGTACCAAAAGACAGTACCGTACTTAGATATGATACCGTAACACTCCCTGTTAGCTGCGAAAATACACATTCTGATAAAAAATATATTCTAAATAATACAACTTCTGACGGAAATTATATAATGCCGACTGACAGTAGCATCAAAAGTACTCCTGATAGCGTAAAAGTAGTTATACCAATCACACAAAAGGTTTACGAGGACAGCACATATAAAGTATGGGTAAGTGGCTACAATCCAAAGGTAGATAGCATCTTTGTGTACAACAAAACGAACGTTGTCAATCATTATTTTAAAAGCAAAGAGAAGCATTGGGGGGTGGGGGTGCAAGTAGGCTATGGTATTGGTAAAAACAGCCTACAACCATATATTGGTATAGGCATTAACTATAATATCGTAAAATGGTAACATGAAAAGTATTGAATTTCAAATAGCTAAGGGAGAAGTTTATAATGAAGTTGCAAAGACAACCTCTTATACTGGTGCCAAGATGGAAAATGACGAAGATGCTTACGACCGCATCTTCACAACTGATGAAGATAAAGCAATGCTTGAACGCTTTTGGAATGAGAGCAAGAATATGGTTGCAGGCAGCTTAAAGAAAGTACTTGGAATAGAAAAGGAGGTAAGCGACCTATACACATTGGAATTAGAATTATCTAACTCTTTCGATGAAAACCTGAAAGAGAGTATGCAGCGTAGCCTATTCAGCTTCTTTGTTATGAATATCACGAGTAAGTGGTATACATTCACAAATAAGAAAGAAGCAGAAAGTTATGCGAAATCTGCTGCAACCGACATGGAAGATATTCTGCGTAAGGCTTATTTTAAGAAGAAGCCGATACGTCCAACATACGAATAGTTCATCTAATTATATAAATGATATGGCAGAAAACAAGAAGAACCTCGTTATAACGGAAGAGGTTAAAGAGCTTATCTATGACATTCAGAACAAAGCCTATCTAACAGGACAGGCACGTGAGGCTGAGGGTAAGAAGACTTATGAGGCAGCATCGAATATGCAAGCAAGTGATGATGATGAGAACAGCTATCAGGTACGCCGTTCACTTGCCAATGCTTTTTCGTCCCTCAAAAGTCTGCTTGGCGAATATCTGTCTGAAGATAAGACCACAAGCAATAACCGTATGCAAAGTGAGATTGATAATAGCGGACAGCTTACTCTTACATTTAGACTACCATCTAACTACAACAATGCTTCAGCAGATAGCTTAGGTAATGGCATACATTCGTATTTGGTTGATATGGCACTTGCAGACTGGTTTGCCATAACCAACAAGGAAGACGCAGAAACGTATGCAAGCCATTCAAAGGTTAGTCTGGAGAATGTAAAGCGTGCTTTGTATAAGCGCAGCCGTCCTACACGTCCTACCTACTAATCTTCTGTAATATGGGATATTGCCAAAATCAGAACACAGCTGGAAAAAGTAACAAATTGGTAACGCTTACATTCAAACGTGCCGGCAAGAAATTGTAGACAATTATTTAGAAAAGTCTGCAAGTGGTGAAGATTTGTTCGCAATGGCTGAACGTGTTGCAGCAGAAGATAAGGCAAAACGTACACGCAAAAAGGAGGAAGCAAAGGTTTGATACCAATCCTATTGAGAGCAGCAAGAGGACGAAGCCAGAGACCAAGAATAGACTGGTAACGGATGAACGCTATGAGGAGCTGAAAAAGCGCATGAGAGCAAAGCTACGTGGGCAACTTAATATGGGTGTAGACCCTGAGATGTTGGCTATCGGTGCAGAAATGGCAGTGTACCACATCGAAAAGGGCGCACGTGCTTTCAGTGAGTATGCAAAAGGAATGATAGCAGACTTAGGCGATATGAACGAGAGTTTTTCGTCAGCGAAAATGCCCATGAACAATGTAATGGCTTTCGTAGTCGTCGCTTGTATAGTCATGGCTTTGAGTTTTCTCTTCGCATTCCTCGTAGCCGTAGTGGTAATTTCTAACCTGTCCTTCTTGGATTGATACGTAACGAAAGCGAGGAACTTGTCAAGGCAGGTATATTATTAACAATAAACAGTTAGCAGAACTGCGTACAGGCTGAATCTATTTATCATAATTCCCATTATATTAATTATTATCTTTGTGGTGTGTTAAATAAATTCTTACTAATATGTATATAATAAAATCTTCTGTATATGGTGAATTAATTCCATTGGTAAAGTGTTATGCTAGTTTTATAGGTTGTATTTATCAGATGGTTACAGGTCATGTAATGGTTATTACTTCTATTAGAGACGGTAAGCACATGAAAGGTTCGTTACATTATGTAGGTAAAGCCTTTGATATCCGCTCTCGTAATATGTCAGATAGTGAATTAACTACGTTTATACATCTTGTTAAGCAAGAATGTGATACTCGCCTTGATATTGTGAAAGAATCTGATCATATTCATATTGAGTATGATCCACATTAATATTAATAATTTAAATTTCAATTAAAATGATTAACAAAACTAAGTTATTTATTGGCTTATCAGCATTATTAATGGCTGGTAGCACTTATGCAAGTAGTCGTATGAATTTGGACGGTGACCAAGTTGCGAGTTTATCACAGATTATATTAAATGTGGTAACTTTCCTTGTTGGTTTGTTTATTAACCCTCGTAAGAAGAAGTAATGTACATTAGTAAGGTAGATAATCTTCCTAATATTGATAGGTGTCTTGACCCAAAGCGCATTATTAACCCTTATACTCATGAAGTAGTATATGCTCCATGTCGTAAGTGTGCAGCTTGTCTTAATGCTAAAGGTTCTCATTGGTCGTATCGTGTTCAGCAGGAGTGCAAATATCATCGTTATTCGCTTTTTGGTACTCTAACTTATGATAATGACCATATACCATATTATTATGTAGATAAAGTTTTTAACGCTTATACAAGTAGTTTTGAAGTTGATGAAGGTGTTTATAACGTTCTCGAAAATGTTGAGCCTTATTCTGCTGATATTCGATTAAATCACGATATATATAATAGGAAGTTTATCATACCTACTTTTAACATAAAAGATGTACAAAAGTTCTTTAAAAGATTGCGTTCTAAAATAGCATATTTATTTAAAATAAAAAACATAAAAAATGAATCACAAAAGATACGTTATTACCTCTGTGCCGAGTATGGCGGTAAAACCTTGCGCCCGCATTATCATTTCATCTTATGGTACGATAGCCCAACCATCATGGCAAACATCTTGCAATTTCTCGCTGAAAGTTGGCAGAATGGTTCTGTGCGACGTGTCGAACTCGTCAACAGCGCTGCCCCTCAGTACGTTGCGAAATACGTTGCTGGCAATTCTAAC